TTAAGCTAATTTTAATCCAACTTGGTTTTTGCTTTGTGTCGTATTTGTGTCGTTATCATTAAAAACGTCATCAATTTTACGTGCATGTTCTGTCAAATGGTTTGGTGCTAAATGAGCATACCTTCTAACCATTTCTATACTTTCCCAGCCTCCCATTTCTTGTAATGCTGTAAGTGGAACGCCAGATTGAATTAACCAACTTGCCCAAGTATGCCTTAAATCGTGGAAACGAAAGTTTTCGATACCAGCTCTTTTTAATCCAGCTCTCCAACCGCTGTTATCATCAACTCTCATTTTTCTAACCTGAGGTGTCATGGTTCCATCTGGCCGTTTTTTTGACTCTGTATGAACAAAGACATATCTTGAATGTTTTCCTATCTGATCTCTTAAAACTTTACATGCGGTATCATTCAGGGCTATGCCAATTGCCTTACCACCTTTGGCATCCTCTGGATTTACCCATGCTACACGCCTTTGCATATCAACCTGTTGCCATTCTAAATTTATGATATTTGATCGTCTCAACCCTGTAGCTAGTGCAAATGTAACTATTGGCTTGATACTTTCTGGCATACACTGAATTAATCTGCTTGCTTCATCCTTAGTTAGCCAGCGTATGCGCTTACTTAATGGCTTGTTGGTTTTTATTGATGGGCAAGTCTCCATCCATCGCCAATCATTAGTTGCAGTTCTTAGTAATGATCTAATAAAAGATAGGTACTGACTTCTTGTAGCTAGGCTAACTTGTTTTGGTGTGTATTTTGGTGGCTCTACTCCTTTTTTTATAGCTGCTTCTTTTTTCATTTCCCATATCTGCCGGTGCTTTCTATTTTCCATACAAGAGACAGACTCGTATATTTCATCAGCAGTAATGCTTGATATTGCTCTTCCTGAGAACTTTGTTAAAAAATATTCTATTTTTGTTTTGTCATCATCTAAGGTTTTTTTATTCTCCTTTTCTCTGATCCATCTAATACAGCATTCTTCAAATGTGCGCTGAGGGAGTTCATCTAATTGCTCAGTCCTCCATGACTCAGCCCTTAATTTGTCATACAGCTCCTGCGCTTGCTTCTTGTCTTTTGTGCCAAGAGATTTTCTAATTCTCTTCCCTGACGGTGTAAAGAAATGACAGTGCCATATTCCGTTTCTTTGTTTGATTGACATAATCTACCTCCGTTTAGATTATCCTTGCTCGCATCATGAGTTTGCTCTGGGTTATTTATATAATCAAGCACAGCAGATCTGGTAGTCCTATAACCTCGGCCAACTTTTCTGCCTTTCAACTCTCCTTTAGAAATAAGGTAAGCAACTGTTCGAGGTGTTGTTTTTAACTCCTTGGCGGCCTCTGATGTTTTCAATATTTCATCTTCCATTTTATCCTCCTATCCATTCTTTTTTTTATACCGTTCATGATCATCACCACAATCTTTACTGCAGTATGCGCTATTAGGTGCTACCGGTTCTTCGTGACACCAGATGCACATTCCGTTGTATGATTTAATTGCTACCTTGCGATTTGATAATGACACTTGAATATATAGTTCGTTTATTTCATTTACTGAGTCGATAATGTCCATAATTACGCTTGTCCTGTTTCAATTAAATAAATTACTAAACATAGTGCTATTAACCCTGAAAATTCAGTAAATGTCATAATTCACCTATATTAATTGAATGCTTTCTTCCGCTTGGTCGCCATATACATCCCAATCACCATATTTCTCACGAGCGAATAATTCGAGTCGAGGAACATCTCCGTATAATTCTTCTAACCTATGATGGACTTCTTTTGGTTTTTCGCTGTGTTCACCAAGACATGAATAAATAACTTGTCGAACACTTGCAGATTGACGAGGTAATCCATTTCCTCTTGTGGCTATTAAACACATTTCGACATTTTGACGAGTATAATTACCGCAATTAATTTTCGTCTCGTTGTTTAATATTTTCATAAAGTCAAAGAAATCTTCTGGCGGTTTTTTATTTATTCTATCTCCTGCGTTTTTATTTAATTTAACCCATGCGAATCCGAACATGTTTTTAACTTTAAAATCCCATGCTTCGGATAATTTAATAGCTTCGAGTGCAAAGTTTCCCGTGTACCACATACAGAGTACGGAGTTATTAGAGGTTATTTGTTCTATTGGTAATCGGGAGAGGGAATATAAATCTGTGGTGTTGTAATGATTATCTGCTGCGCCGTTTGAAACTTTGTTATTGTAAGACCAAGGCGGGTCAGCGAAAATTAAATCATACTTTTTCATTATCCGCTCCGTTTAATATGCTATTTAATTACTTTCTATAACCTTTAACTGATATATTTCCGTTTTTCTTTCTGGTTATCCACGCTTGCATATTCCCAACCATATATGCATATTTTTTTTCATCTCGCATTAAAAAATCAGATAGGCAATTGCTAGTGAATCGAATTAACTCATTGTCATCTTTATTCTTAACCGTTGTTGTTATTCTCATTCTCCGAATCCTTCATCATCAAGAAAACTTCCATACACGCGCGTAGTGGGTTTTTATTTTCAGCCACATTAAAGCCTGAGCCACACTGCCAGATATTATCTTTAGGGTTCATTGCTATCTTATTCTCAATAATAATCGGCATTGCATCTGATGGATTGTTGCATGGGTCGAAAGTCCGATAGCCGCTATCCATATACGCTAATACAGATTCTTCCGTTAATAAGCATTTCTTCTTTAACCTTGTAGCAACTAATTCATTAATTTGAAGGTCGGTGTACTTATTATAGCTATTCATTGATTAACTCCAGCATTTTCTCATTGTACCAATTTCGGTTATCCCACCAATCGTGCACTAAGTAGGGCGCGTAAAGTCCTTCTCGAACTAATTCAATAACCCCAATTTTTTCATGCCCCTTAACTTTAACCTTATCGCCGACTTTAAATTTCATCGCCACACCTCGCCACAAACTATTTCAACATCCCGCACCTGCATTATTTGCATTGCACGGCTCTCGCATTCTTGCTGTGTGTATATTTGCTCCGTAACAGGCACAGCAGAACCCTGTATTAGCATGAGTAATACATATCCGATTATTTGCATGGTTATTTAATTTTATATGTGTGGGCTACTTTGAATTTAGAATTTAAGTTATTAGCTCTTTTTTCTGCATCTGAATATGAAATAAATCCTTTTTCAATCATATTTCCATTTAATAAAATAACCGGTTTGCCGTTAATTAATTCGGCTTTATATTTATTCATTACTCCCAATCCTCTTCAATTAATTGCTTACCTTTTTCGGTTAATTCAAGAGTTCGACCAGTATCAATTCCGTAGCCTAAATTATCTAAAAACTCGCAAGCATCTTCACCAGCCGACATAAATAAATGGTCATTATTTGCGTATTGCTGGAAAACTAGAATTAAATGTTTAATTGCTTGGTCGCGTTCTTTTTGCAAACTCTCGCGTGATGCTTGCCATACATCGAATAGATTTATCGTTGATGATTTATTCTTACTGCGCCACTCTTCAAACTGCTGTCTTGATTTATCCATCACTCCACCTTTTTAGTTCTTCAATGCCTAACTCTGTTAATTGCCATCCGTCCTTTGGGTGAAGCTTAATAAGCCCTTCATTCTCCAACGAGAAAACTGACATACTATTACTTAACTGCCTATATCCATTATTTATATTTTTTAATGTACTAATTTGACGCTCTGTTAATTTCATATTCATTCCTCTTCATTGCATCCCTGAGAGTTAAATTATCATGCGAACTTTGGTAGCTTATTACCTGTAAGTTCCTCTGCGTCCTTCATAAAGTCGGTGGCTTGCTCTTCCATTCCAACGCCGAAATCATATTTATGAACCGCTTTAGCCATTAAGAAAGCGCCAGCAAAAAGAACTTCTTTCAACTTTTCATTTTCTTCTTGTAACTGTTCAATAGTCATACATATCTCCTGTTTGCATCCTTGCAAATATATCCTTGAGCTAATCTTCGTTTGGGTTATCTAGTTTTCTGATAAATACCGGCGAGCACTTTTTGGTGGTTTTTATAAGCATATTTACAGCTCTGTCTAAATCACCAAATACATATGCGTCATTAATATCTCGAGTCCAGTAACGAGCTCTGTTATCATCAAATCCTGACTCAAAGTATATTGGATATGGGTTTTTAATTTTAGGGACGCCTTCGGATTCAAAAACAATGTTTCGATCCTCATCCCATGTAAATTCACCATCAATTGCATACAGTACAAATAAACCTGTAACTGGTGAGCAGGTTATCTCTTCACTCATGGTTATATCCTTTGGTTAAATCACATAAATAGCGTGGCGTGGGTAGGGGAGTCCGATAGGGGCAAAAGGTATAGGATCATCCCAATCTTGAGGAGGTTCACTTTGCGGTGTTTGATTATTCGATGCTTGTTTTGGTGCTTGTGGTTGCTGAGGCTGGCCCCAACCGCCTTGGCCTTGTGAAGGTGCATTATCTTGACCACCACGGCCACCTAACATCTGCATTGTGCCACCGACATTAACCACTACTTCCGTTGTGTATCGGTCCTGTCCGTTCTGGTCAGTCCATTTTCTGGTTTGCAGAGAGCCTTCTATGTATACCTGTGAGCCTTTTCTCAGATATTCACCTGCAATTTCTGCTAATTTTCCGAAGATGCACACTCGATGCCACTCAGTTTTCTCCTTCATCTCACCAGTCTGCTTGTCACGCCACGATTCCGATGTGGCTAGTGTGAGATTAGCGACTGCGCCACCTGATGGCATATAACGGATTTCTGGATCCTGCCCCAAGTGACCAATAAGAATACATTTATTCACGCCTTTACTTGCCATATACACTCCATTGATTGCCAAATTGAATGCCTAACTTGTTTAATCCCTGATCCATCACCTCAATGAACTCAGGTACTAACTCGTCAAATTCTTTCATCATTTTTTCGTCACGCTCAACAGGGAAGTATGCTATTTCTTTCCCAGCCGGCATTCGTGGGTCAAAATTTGCAAAGTGCCAGATATCCTTACCTGTAACCCACATGGAATATTGAACTTGAGCCACATATTCCTTTTTCATTGCATCGATTCCGTTCAATGCTAAGTCGATAAATACGTCCGTGTTATTAGGACATTTAAGCTCTAATCCTGAGCCATCACTGCAAATGCCGTCTGGTGAGCAAGCCATCCGTAGTTGCTCATCTTTAAATATTATTGGCACTTCCTTTGCCGTTAATCCGGTGTAAAACTCGAATGTCATTCTTGCTTCTAATTCGTAGTTTTTACCCCATTCCAGCGTCCTTGCTGATACTTCCTTGTAAACTCCTGTACAGACTTCACCAATAAGGGTGTTTAAATATGTTTTCTTTGTATCTGTCCATTTTTTTCCTGACTTTGGCTTAGAGATAACTTTCCATGCCTCAGAGGCAGTGACTACGCCGAGCCTGATAGACATCCATTCTTCGCTTCCTTGCTCTACTTTGGTTAAATCGATGCCTGTTTTGCTTAGAATGATGTCATTACTAATCATTTTCCTTCTGCCTTTTTCCTTAGCATGTCGATAATGGTATTGGCTTCAAATGCGGTTAATTGCTCTGGATGGGATATTTGATGGTTGAATTTTTTACTAATGAATGTGAAGAATTTGTCGCTCCATTCGCCATTAACTTTAAGCATCAAGTCCGTGATAGCTTTTAGTTGATCCTCGCTTGCAGGCGTTATGTCCTTTGTTTGACTTGCTGAAACATCAAAATCATTTCCTTCTCCAGCTTCTGTATTCACATAATCAATGGCTTGATCTAACCTTTCACGACGAGGCCAGTATTTGCTCGCTCTTTTTACAATTGTTTTACGAGCCATCTCATCCCACCATGTTTTCCATGGTCCATTTCTTGACTTGCTCGTAGCCTCAACAGCCTTTATCTCATCCAGCCTCATCTCTTCCGTGAGATAGTCGCCACTTGCTGTTTTTACTGTGCAATAACCACCAATAACACTACCTCTATCACCGAATGCGTTATATTTGTGGGTTGGCGGGGTGTCTAGTCTATTGGATTCATAAACATCATTTTCATGGACTAACTTGCATTGACCCCATTCGATAGCTTGAGTCACTTGAGCTAGGTGCATGAGGCCCATATAGCTGATATCAAGGCAAACAAAACCCTTTCTTGGTACTAAATACGCCAGCTTACTTGCTGGATTTAATGTAATCCCAATAGCCGCCACGTTAATAATGGCATTTTGAGCACTAGCTTGGTTTTCCATAGCCACCCTTGCTAGCTCGTCATTTCGTTGGAATGCCTGAATTGCAAACTGGCTTTCCTTAGCCCATGTAATTGTTTGATCTGTTAGTGCGTTACAAAACAATGGTTCTTGTTGTTGCACAAACTCAATAATTGACGTGCTCACAATATCTCCTTATCTATCCCAATCTGTATCGCTGTTCTAATTCCATCTAAAACTGCATCAAGTGCTTGGGGGCTAATTTCAAATACCGGATTTAACTTCCTTGCTAAATCCATGCACAGTAGTTCTTCTGGTAGGCTATCCATAACCTCATCAACTGATATTTTCTCTTCCTGAGAATTAACAAACGCTTCTCGTTCCATTTGGCGTTCGTACCAGTCGTTTCTGAGTCCGTATGTGTTGGTAATCACGCAACCCTCCTTAGCAGAGCTAGCTTAGAAATATTGTCATCCTTGCTTGCTTCATTGACAATCCTGTCAATCTCTTCCTTGTCGAACTGCATAATCCATTGCAGGGCTTCCACTGGGTCGATTTCCGTTAATTTAGCCAGCTCAGCGAAACTGCCTGTCTCAATGCTAAGTTTGCTACTTTCGTCAAATTCCATGACTGTTTTGCCGTCTACTACCCGAGTTCCGTTCGAGTAGCTGTAAGAAATTTGCATAATCACCTCAACTTACAAATGTCGGTATTACGCCAACGGTTGTTACAATGACCACGGCTAAACTGAATAACCATGGGCTTGTACGTTTATTTTTACGTGCTTGAGGCGTAGTGATACGCACCGCCATGCAATCACGCATAGCGCTGTAATAGTTAGTTTTCATTGTTACCTCGCTAGGTGAGCGATAGGGGTGGTTATCTGGTGTTGGTGCGGTAGGTTAAATTCCGAGACTTTTTGCTAACTCAACAGCCTTAAGTAGTCCGCCTCGTTTAACGCTTCGCTTGTGCTGATATTTATTTGTTGTTGGGTAAAATAGAACCTTTCCTTTCTTTGTTTGAAAGTGAATAGTTCCACTTGAATCTCTGGTGTACGGAATATCTATATCCTTTAGTTGTTCCGTATTATTTTTAAGTCGCTCTAATTTTCGTTCTTTTACCATTTCCTTGTATGCGCGAAAATCATCTCCTACATCACCCATAATTAATTCCTTATGTGGGTATTCCTCACTATTAATAGCGATATGAATGATTAAGTGGTGGGTTACTGCTAACCTAGGGCTTTTGCGAACTTGATTATTGTTTTGGCTCTTTCATCAAAATAGCTACATTCTTGCATTTCAATCAAGCTAGATCCGTCACCTTGAACAAATTCATCAATTTCATCTGAGTGATATCCATATAAATATCTAGCCTCAGAAAGCGCCTCGGCCATTAACTCATGAAACTGACCTTTTGTAATTAATAATTCAGAACCAAACCTAGCGCCTTGAGCTAGCATTGTAGCTCCTGTCTTAGCGTGAAAATCAATTGCCTTTGTGATTATCTCTATTGCCTTGCTATTATCCATATCACCCCCTAGCCTTTAACATTGCATCTGCCATGCGGTAGTAGAATGATGCAAAGCTCTCTAACTGAGCGTCAGTAAATTGAGAGCCATAACCAGCAAGAGATTCATCACTATTTGATAAATCAGCATTCATAGCCTTAGCAGCGAAAAAATCACGCAATGTCATACCAGTATGAGTGCCATGCAACTCTGTTGCTGGAACTGGAAAAGCCGCTCCACCTGTTTTATCTGTCATACTCCCTCCGTTATTAACTAATTCAACAGTTTCCAAAATGGAAATAGTTGCTCTATCTCCTATCTATTAATCAACTCACCACAGCCCACTAAGTAATAAGCTCTGGTTAGTTGCCCATATATCGTCATGGGCTAACGCTATTCAAGCCATGAATAGGATCGGCATAATATTTATTTTTCTCTCAGTTTAGATTTGAACACTTACATAAATCCTCCGATTCAAACGGTGCTTTTTATTAGGCGAGACCGATTTATCGCCTTTGGTTTATTGGTCTAAAAAAGCTATCTCACCACAGCCCACAGAATGGACTGTAATTAGTTAACTGTGCCCATTTATTTATCCACTTAGGGCGTCAGTGGTTTCTCTAGTCCCCACCAAAGAAATTGGTTACAATGTGTTCACCCCACCAATGAAAAAGGAAAACAACATGCACGTTCTATCTGAGAGGCAAGAAATGATTATTCAAGCATTAAATAATAGAGAATTCTTAATGAAACCAATAACTCAGGATAAATTTAACGAGTTACAGGAAGAGTTCGGAGAAGACCAACTAGCAAGAGAGCTGGACTACTTGCAAAAAAGAGGGTTAGTACAAGACGGTGCTGTGAGAATCGGCGTTGTCGATGATGAGCCCTATTCTTTTAATATTCACAAAATGGGGTTAACCGCTGATGGTGTTGACTGCGCTAATGCCGACACTCTTGGTAACAAATTAAACGTTGTTAACATAAAAATTCACGAAAGCACCATTAACAATTTAGAAGCAATGATCAGAGCCGTTAACCTACCTGATGAAGATAAAAAAACGCTTCTCGATATGGTAAAGGAAAAGGGCGCTGAAGCTGTTGTTAGTAGAATGGTTGATTATGCATTTGCTAACGCGAGCATTGCTACTAAGTTATTCCTTGAAGCCACCAAAACAAAACTTGGATTTCATGACTAAGCCCATCCGTGGGCTTTATCTCGCCGTCACCCCGAACTCACTGCTCGGCTTATTTTTCAGTTTTAATGTTTTACGTGTATCTGGTGCTGATTTGAGACTTAACACCAAGCTTGCCAGTACATCTGTTTCATCGACTGGCTTAATGATTGAATCCCAAATTTCTTCCACTGAGCGACTTTTTTGTTTAGCTTTTAACTCATTACGTTGCTTGTAGTATTCTCCGTTGCGTTTGTATCTACGCATCTTTAAATTATCTTTAGCTGGTAAAAAAGTAATAGTTGCCATATTTGCCTCCTAAGTGATCTTTGGTGGTGATGCCGAATGCCTCCGGTAGCTGTCTTTCGCCCACAAGGCGACTGCTTGTCTTTTTGACCATCACCCCAAAAACCACTCAGTGGTTGCTCGGAGACGTTCCTCTGAGCGGGTTCCTAATTGTAAAAGAGCGAACTTCCTATTTATCTATGGCTCCTTGCCTTTGATGTGATAAATATAACCAGCGGTGATTTATAAGTCAACACCGCAGGTGATGATAATATAACTTGCGGTGTTAATTTATTGTATTTTCAGGTAATTTATTTTCAAAAAAATCTCAGATTGGAATGTAGATCACTTCTTTGGAGGGGATAGGGCGCAAAAAAGCCCTCGCGTGGAGGGCTTCTTGTTGAGTGATTTTCTTCTAATAATTTCTAGGTTGAAAGTATGCAGATGGTGAGCATTTGAGATTAAACGAAGGAGTAGTTAATAGGCCCATAGAATTAAGCTCGTTAATCATCTTTACTTGTTTTTCATCTATCTCTTTGTTTCTCAAAGAAATAACATTTGAAAGTAGTTCGGTGTTAATCATTTTGTTCATGCTCTCCCTCCTTGTGATTATCTTCATCTGTAAATGGTGAAGACCCTATCACAACGATTTCTCGGTTAGACTTCATTCCAAATTCAATTAGTAAATTATGTATCAGATTAATATCATTTGATAGGTTTTCATTTTCTGAATAGTCTTCTATTTTTAACTTTAACACATTAACTATAGTGTTAATACCTATAGACCTACTATGAGAATGCCACCTTCTATTGTCTGATAATAGTACAGCAATTTCTTCTGCCCTAGTAGCTTTATCTAATTTTGTGACTTCTTCACCAGAAGTCTCCTTGCGTATCCAATCTTTAAACTTGTAGTCAACTAACCATTTCTTTAGCAGTTCTTTTGAAAGCTCTCTAGCCTCTTCATATCTCCTTAGTTCAGCTAAATCAAGTCTATTTAGCATCATAAGCTCAGCTTGAGTAACAGCTCCTTCTTGAGATTTATTTAATATTTCTTCTACTTTATCTAAATAACCTAATGCTGGAACCCATTTGTTTTCCGAGTTCAGAACTTGAGGGTCAATAGGGCCAAGTGATGATGCGTAGTCCATATATATCTTATCGCCTGACATGCACCAGATAGTTCCTGCAGACATAGCAAAATCAGGAATAATAAAATAAACTTCATCGTAAAAGTTTCTAGTTATTTCAACTAGCTTTTCTACTGATTCAACACTTCCGCCTGTTGTGTGGAGCATGATAACTAGTTTTTTCGTTTCACGCGTTTTTGCTACTTTACCCAATTTAGATATAGTTGGTTGGAATACATGTTTAGACCAAAAAGTTATACCGCCATAATATGAAACTATATCTGAATCTGGGAAGTATGCTTTTCTGAAGCTATCAAGCATGAAGCTAGTATAATTTTCCAGTGCTCCATCTAAATTTTGCATGCTAATTCCTTTAATAGTAAATTGTATTAATGATCAAAATAGCGTCAACCAAATTTCAGTTTCACTGTTGTTCTGTCAACCACACCCTAAAACGTGTCGTCAGGCATTATAGCCACGCTATACTCACAGCGATATAAAGTACAAATACCCAGAATGCACCTTTTACCAATAGGTAAATTAGATTCCAGATTGCGGTATCTAAATTCACTAAAGCCTGAAAAAAATCATTTATATGTTTCATTAAAACGTGTCGTCAGGCCATTGTGACTTGATTACCTTGCCTATGATTGTGCAGTTCCCGTTAATAGGGATCAGGTCATAGCGTGGGTTTAATGGCTCCAGATACTCAACTCCACCTTCTCTAATCAATCGTTTGAATGTGAACTCATCATTTAGCAAACGAGCAACGCAGAAGTCACCGAACTCTACCTCTTCCTCAGGATCAACCAAGATAAGCATTCCTTCTGGAAAACTTGGCTTACCTCCTGGTGGTGCTGTCATTGATTGACCTTCAACCTCTAACCAAAAAGCGCGCTCACTGGCTTTCTTGGCTGTCGGTATCCACGACACAGCATCTTTCTGAGTGTATGAGTTAAATTCTGTTGAGAAAGCTCCAGCCTGTACTTTTGTGAATAGAGGGTATTGATATTTCTCATCCATGCTTGGTGTTTTTAATGGGCTGACAGCCTTAAACATGCCTCTAATTTCTTTAGCTAGTGATGGGCTAAATTCATCAACGGTAACTTGTAACGCCTCAGCTAACTTTGCTGCGTTTTCTATGTTTAGAGCGTTTACTCCATTCAATAACTGAGCAACAGCGCTCTGCCCCATGCCGATTGAATCGCCTAGGGTTTCTTGTGATAAACCAAGCTCTTTCTTTTTTGCCTCAAAGATATTTTTCAGGCGAAGAGCATCAGCTTTTTGTTCTTCTGTGATCGGTTTCTTTTTCATACTGCAATTTTATTACCAAATGGAATATTTACCAATCACCGCAGGTGTTGACTATTTTATCACTTGCGGTGATAATAATTAAAAAAGGAGAAACTATGGAAAGAGTCCCATTAACTAAATTTGCTACTGAGCTAGGACAACACAAAACAGCTGAATTGTTAGGTGTTAGGCAAAGTGCGATAAGTAAAGCAATTTTAAAAAAACGAAATATTTTCGTTATCAGAAAACAAGATGGAACAGTTGAAGCTGAAGAAGTTAAACCGTTCCCATCAGGTAAATAAGTATCACCAGCTCTTTAACATCGCTAGACCGCTCAGAGGAACGTCTCCGAGCAAACAATCCGCTCATATGGAATGAGCCACGGATCATTACTGCTGTTCCCAATATGGGAAGTAATCTAAGAAGGAATTTAACAAATGGAACTATCAAAAACTATCAAAGTTGAATGTTCGTCAAATGAATTGATGAGCTTCTATCTAAAACAAATGTATTCAGTCGGAAATAACGGACTGGCAAAAATGCTAGGCGTTCATCCATCAACTTCAAGTCGTGATAAAAATCGAATATTTGAGCTTGCTTGCAAAGCAATAACAGAGCTTGGATTACCACCTGATTCAGTCGCTATTAGTGAGAAACCAACAAAGGTTGTCATTGAGGGTGATTACGCAGAGAGATTGATTCAGATGCTTGAAGGGAAGGGAAAGATTAAAAGAAAAGCCCCAGCGGTAACTGAGGCTTCTCAACAAATGGACTTAATTTAACAACAACCCAATGAGGTAATTATGAATCAAATAACTACTTTAGTAAACAATGGTGAATTAACCATGAGTAGTCGTGAAATTGCAGACCTTACAGGCAAGAGACACGACAATGTGATGGCTGATATCCGTAAGATGTTGGTTGAAATTCAATCTCCTGAAAAGTTAGGAGATTACATAGACACTAAAAACAGAACACAGCAAATGCTTCTACTCAACAAAGAAGAATGTTTGTGTCTGATTTCTGGTTACAGCATCAAGTTAAGAATGGCAATCATTAAACGCTGGCAAGAGCTTGAATCTCAAAAACCCATCATCCCTCAAACGCTGCCAGAAGCTTTACGACTCGCTGCTGACTTAGCAGAGCAAAAACAAATAGCAGAGCAGAAATTAGCAATTGCAGCGCCTAAAGCTGAATTTGTTGATCGGTATGTTCAAGCAACTGGCTTACTGGGTTTTAGAGAGACAAGTAAATTACTAAAAGTGAAAGAGAACTTCTTTAGAGAGTTTCTACTTTCAAAACGAATTATGTACAAACTGGCTGGAAAATTAACACCTTATTCAGAACACCTTGAAGCAGGGCGTTTTGATGTAAAAACAGGTGAGAATCAAATCAACGGTCACGCATACACACAAGTTAAATTTACGCCTAAAGGAATTCAGTGGATCGCTGGGTTACTGGCTAGAGAGCAATTGGAGGCAGCATGACAGATACAGTGGAGGTATTCCAGTTCCCTGCAATCAAGCAGGAGGAAAAGAGAGTGGCGAGCCTTGATGAAGGTTATTTTCGTCTAGCTACAAGCATAGGAAATTTAAAGCCTAAATTAAAAATGTCTGGACATGAGCACCAAGTGTTTGATGCTGTAATTATGTGTACGTTCGGATGGAATAAATCAGAAGATAAGGTAACGAACACATACCTAGCAGAAATGACAGAGCTTGATGATTCAGATGTGAACAAAGCACTGAATAAGCTGGCCAACAGACGAATCATAAATTTAAAAAAATCAGGATTGTTCAAAATTATCAGCGTCAATAAAAAGCTGGATGAATGGGTTCTTACTCGACAAAAAACAGAGAAAGTTAAACCACCCAAAAGTTCGGGTGAAACCACCCAAGAAGTTGGGTGTTTTAACCTTTCAAGTTTGGAGATATCACCCAACACCAAAGACAGTCTTACCAAAGATAATAATATTAATAATTCTTCGTCCGAGAATTCTAACGAATCCTCTGACAGACCATCTGAAAAAGTTTTATCCGTTAAGCCTGATGCGGTTGTTAGTTCACCCAAAGGTAACAAATGGGGTAATGCTGATGACTTGAAAGCTGCTCAATGGATTTACTCGCAAGTCCTGATTGTAAGTCCTACGGCTAAAGAGCCTAACTGGTCGTCATGGGCTAACGATATTCGTCTGATGAGACAACTAGACGGGCATACCCACCAAGATATTTGCAGAATGTTTAAATGGGCTAATCGTGACTCGTTCTGGTGTAGCAACGTATTATCTCCCGCAAAATTACGTGAGAAATGGGATACATTGACCATACAGAGCCAACAACCCAATCGAGGTAAGCGACAGGTTGAGCCTGAACCAGCACAGAGCTGGAATACTCGTGAAGCATGGGAGAATGATTTTATATGAAGACTAATCTGGCTACTGCAATCGCTAATCGTGATGCAGGCGCATTGGCTAGAATGGCTCAGAGTAGCACCCCGCAAAAAGTTGTAAATAATCATGCCGAGCAACTAGTCGATGTATTATTCCGAAATCTGAAACAAATATTTCCAGCCTCAGTAAACACCATTTTCAAAAACGAGTCAGAGGAACTTACTGCAAAGCGACAATGGATCGCCGCCTTTGCAGAAAATGGAATTACTACCAGAGAGCAACTTCAAAACGGCATGCGACATGCTAGAGCGAGTGATAACCCTTTTTGGCCTGCTGTTGGTCAATTTATCAAGTGGTGCAAGGAAGAAGATTATGTGGCTCTTGGCTTGCCTGACGAGGAACAACTTTACGAACTCTATCGAGAATACTGCAAAATGCGGGGCTGGCGTGAAATGAAATGGCCTTCAAACGCTTGCTACTGGATGGTTACCAAAATTTACTCTGAGATGCGAAGTAAAAGCCTAACGGATAGTGAGGTTAAGAAGCTTTGCTCCAAAGAGTTACGGAGCATGACTGCAAGAATCAAATCAGGTGAAGCTATTCCAGCGCCAGTTAAACAAATACCTCAGTTACACATTCCAACCAGCAAAGAAAGATCATTAGAACACCTTGCTTCAATTAGAAAGAAATTAAATCTTAACCCTAAATCTATTTAAGGAAATAAACATGAACTTTTTCAAAAATGCGATTGTATATCGCATGACTCGTGACATTCAAATTTCAGCAGAACAACTTGAAGAGGCATTAAAAACTTTAGCATTTACACCATGTAGTAGCCAAGATATGAGTCGCACTGGCTGGGTGTCACCACTTGGTAATTACGGTGAAATGTTAACTCACGTTGCCGGCAATCAGGTTTTACTCTGCATTAAAAAAGAAGAAAAAATATTGCCATCGACAGTTATCAAGGAAACTCTACAAGAAAAAATTGAAAAACTAGAAAGTGAACAAGGTCGCAAGCTGAAAAAGACAGAAAAAGCGACATTAAAAGATGAAGTCATTCACTCTCTCTTGCCTCGCGCATTCAGTAAATATTCTCAAACTCAGATCTGGATTGATTTGGATAAGCAAAGAATTATCGTTGATGCCAGTAGTTCTAAACGCGCAGAAGATTCACTTGCGCTACTCCGTAAGACAATCGGTTCATTACCGGTTATTCCACTTCATACTGAGCAACCAGTCGAGATAACGCTTACTGAATGGGTCCGTAACAATGATATCCCATCAGGATTTATGCTTCATGACGAAGCCGAGTTAAAAGCGGTGTTAGAGGAAGGCGGTATTGCTAAGTTTAAAAAGCAAGATTTAGCTTCAGACGAAATTGCCACCCACATCGAAGCAGGTAAACATGTCACTCAGTTATCTATGGAGTGGCAAGAGCGCATCAGCTTCACGATAACCGATAGCCTTATGCTTAAGAAAATCAGCTTATCTGATGTTTTGAAAGAGCATAACGACGACATTCATCATGATGATTATGCTCAACGATTTGATGCTGATTTCATTCTGTTTACTGGTGAATTTTCCGTGCTGATCGATGAATTAGTGTCTGCGCTAGGTGGCGAATCTAAGGCTTAACACGCAAGAGGATTTTTAGATGGAATATTTACGAGATATTTTAGGCACATTGTTTTTCATGCTAGTACCGATTACTGGATTTTTATCTGTTGCATTCCTGATGTATCACGAAAAATCAGGTTGGGGATGGTTACTTTTAGCAGTGGTTGCCATATCAGGAAGTTTAAAAATTAGTTATGGCGATTAAGCGAGGTGTTGAGTGATGAAAGTTAGATTATTAAATAATGGCGAGTTTGAGACGCTAGAACGCTTGCAGTTTCCTATTGAAGTTAATGGATCTAAATACGGCGACGGACAACTCATTAAGGTTCCAGTTAATACGCTAATCGATATAAATAACGTTGATAGTGAGGCGCTTAAACGTGATGTCTCTCCTCATGATTTTTATTTATTCGAGATTGGTTCTGAATGTGAGGTTATTTAGTGATGAAAGGAACAGAGTTTAAAAAGTTGATGTGGCTCTACGCTGATGAGGCAATGATACGCAAAGGTAGATACGTGAGAGGCGGGAAAAAGACAGCAGATCGCAATCGAAAAATGCATAAACCATATCGTTGTGAAAAGGTTATGAATCGACTTTTAAGAATTGATTCTGATGCGTTTGTTAAAAGACTAAACCAAAAAGGAGGCATCTAATGCAGGGAACTAATTGGGTTAAGTGTTCAGATAAAATGCCACCATTTAGAACACCGGTTTTGTGTTGTGATATTAATTCACTATCTGGTGGGGTGTTCATTGCTAATTACATCAGGGAATCTAGGTTCGGTGATAGAACCAATTTAACTGGTATCTACCGTGGGAATATGCAAGGAAACGTAACTCACTGGATGCCACTTCCACCAATGCCAGAGGGTGAATGATGAGCAAAATGATTAAAAACTGCCCAATGTGCGGCGGCGACAATGTTAAGCTATTTTACCCATGCCCTTTATCCGGTGGGTATTATATGAAGTGTTTGCAGTGCTATCTAAAGATAGAGCGAGCATCTGCACATGAAACCATAGCAGCATGGAACAGGAGAGCTAATAGTGAGTGAGCCAGTAGAAGTCATGGTCTATTACGTCAGCTTCAATACGAATAGCAGATTTTGGATGTTAAAAATAAATGTAGGCTGGATTGAGGAGCACTATAAATTCCCATGCAAACCAACTAAAAGACAAATCCGCAAAAAGAAAAAAGAATGGATCCAAGAAGCTAAATATTGGATAGAGGTATACGCAGAAATGCAAGGAGGTTAATTTGGAAAACTTCTGCCTACACGAATCAACGAAAAAGCTATTTGATAACAACGTAATTGAACTACTTAAATCCCACCCAAAACTCAGCGTCACCATCAAGCCTTACAAACCAAAACGAAGCCTCTCTCAAAACTCATTAAGCCATGTTTGGTACAAAGAAATCAGCGACTACTTAATTAGGTCGGGTCGTGAGTTCTGCACTGAAGCATGGGTGAAAGAAAGCTTAAAGGCCACTTACCTTGGATTTGAAGTAACTGAGTACACCGATGTGTTAACGGGTGAAAAAACGCAACGAGAGACACTTAGGCACACTTCAAAACTAGATAAAGGGGAAATGCATCACTTCTTACAGAGAGTTGAGGCGTGGGCTTTACAGTTCGGTTTAATACTAACTACTCCGGAAGATAGCGAGTATATGAAATTGAAAAGGAAACAGGAAAAATGAACTGCCAGTCATGCAATAGACAGCTAACAGATGAGGAAGTTTACGTGTGTAGCAAGTGTGCTGATGAATACGCTCATTTAGAAGTGATGGATAAAATCAAAGGAGAGGGAGATGGCGAGGTATCGCAGTAAATACAAACACAAACATAAACATCCAAAGAAACCACAAAAGGAGTTTGAGCCAATGTTTAATGCCAATTTATTACGCTATGGAAAATTTGTCGCAATATGGTTTATCGCCATGTTAATTCTTGGAGTTATTTTGGGGTGATGTATGGCTAAGGCTAAAAAGCCTAAGCTCAAAACCTGTAAAGTCTGCAACAAAGAATTCACTCCCTACCTATCTACCCAAAAAGTTTGTTCCACATCCTGCGCAATAAAATTCGCCTCAAATGAAATTAAACGGACCGAAGAAAAGGACCGTAAGAAACGCTTATCTGAGGAAAGGAAGTTATTGCGGGCCAGAAAGGAAAAGTTAAAGACAAAATCAGACTGGAACAAAGAGGCCCAAGCGGCAGTAAATAAATACATCTTTTGGCGAGACTACGGTCAGCCATGCATCGCTTGCGGTCGGCCCTTAAATTATGGAGTAAGAGGTGGGTCCGTAGATGCTAGTCATTACAGGTCAAGGGGTTCGGCAAGTCATTTAAGATTTAATTTACTCAATATTCACGCTGGCTGTGTTCACTGCAATAGGGACCTGTCAGGAAATCTCATCCCGTATCGCATTAATCTCATCAATAAAATCGGCGAAGAGCGAGTAATTCGTTTAGAGCACGATAACACGGTCCGTAAATTCGACATCGAATATCTCAAGCGAATGAAATCCATATTCACTCGCAGGGCCCGTTGGTATGAGAAAAGGCGAAAGGATCAATATTCGGAGGTGGTTTAATGTTTACTGACTTAATCGCAGCTATTGAAGAAGCAAGATATTTAAAATCCAGATCAGGCGGTCGAGTTAACTTCTGTGTAATGCAGGTTATGGACTATATGGAAGTGGTAAGCGGGCTGATGGATGGTGTCAGGGTTTTATATACAACGGCTAATGATGATTATCACACAGTATTACCGGAGGTGAGATGAACCTAGAAAGCGCTGTTAAATATCACTTCGCTAAAACTACATCAATATCAGATGCGCCTAGCTCAACATCGCCAGATAGATTAACCGGCACCGATGTCATGGGTGCCTTTGGATATTGTCAAAGTAAAGAGTCATTCGGCTTTTCTGTGTTCTCGGGAAAGATGGAGATAAGCCAGAATGACAAAGTGAAAGCGATACAACTTTTAACTCGGCATGCATTGAATCATTGCGACAAGGTTCCAGCCTTACGCAAGCTCGATATGAATGTTAAGCGAAAGGTAATGCAAATACTCGCAAAATTCGCTTATGCAGATTATTGCAGATCAGCATCGAGTGTTACTGAGTGCGTAAAGTGCAATGGATCAGGTTTTAAGGTAAAGGCGGTTAAGGTTAAAAAAGTCTTTGGTAAGGAAGTTCGCATTATTGATGACACCGAGTCATGCGCTTGTGATAAGTGTAACGGTAAAGGTTATGTTTCTTGTGCGTGCAATGACTGTAAAGGGCGTGGTATGGCAATAGACAAAGAAACGCTAAGATTAACCGGTGAGGCTGTCAGTATGCCTTGTAAGCGTTGTTCTGGTCGTGGTTACGAGCGAATACCTGCATCAAAGGCTTTTCAGGCTGTGTCTCATTTAGGGATTACGATTGATCAATGGAAGCGTTCAGTTAGTAAATTTTATGAGTCTTTAGCAGTTGAGTGTGAAAAAGGAGAAAGTAACGCAGATTACATACTAAAAAAGGTAACAAATTAAAAATGAATACTTCTAACGAATGAATTGACTTTTACACTTTTCTGTGTAAATATTGTTCTAACGATGGGTTATTGCCATTTCGTTAACGTTAAAAGAATTCAAGACCTCGCTTCGGCGGGGTTTTTTGTTACAGAAACAGTGCCCCTCATAACCTCTACGTAGAACGGAGAAATCTGGTTTGCGATACGTTTGGGGCTTTCTATTTTGGTTCCCTCATCAATGAGGGTAGCATAATGTAACGTATTGATATTGTTACGTTATGGGAATCCACATAACGCTAATTCAACCTGTAAGGATTACTTACAAGTTCAACTCACCGGAATTTCCGGATAGTTCACATGTTCGGTTATTCCGAACAACCTATTTTGAAGATCGCTTAGGCGGTCTTTTTTCGTATATGCCGGCCACAGAACAATTACCCTCGTTATCACGTTCACACAAGAGCTGTGAGTCGGCGTTCTATTAACTAATCAGGACTACATATATGCAAGAGCCGTTAACAGGCACAGCAACCGCCTCGTTAGCGGGTGTCTCTATTGTAGGTCTCTATTCAGGTATGGACGCAGGCGTTGTAATCGGTGCGTTCGCAGGGGCGGTGATATTTGTATTGTCTGCTCATGATATCCGGCTATTAAAACGATGGGCGTATTTCACGGTTGCATTTGCGATTGGGATATTAGGCGCTGATTTCATGTCGTCACTACTGAGTGGCATTGTCGGAGATAGAGAGGTTGATCGCTCTGTTGGTGCTATGTTCTCATCGGCTGGTTTGGTTGGCGTATTGGTAACAATATCTAAACCCGGTGCGCTTACAGACAGTATCAACAACGTTATTAACAACCTGATAGATAAATTCAGAGGAGGTGGAAGATGACCATCTCAATGTTTTGGATTTACGTCAATTTTTTCTCATGCTTATTCGCTGTTATTCGTCTTGTTAACTATGAGCGTAATGGCGCTAAATACAAATTCTTTCCGTCACTTATAGCGTGGGTTCTCATTGTTATGCTTGGTTCTATCCCACTACGCATATTAACGAATGACTACGCCCACGCAGATCCATTTGAAGTCGGAATCAATATCACACTATGCGCGCTAATAATTCTGAGTCGTGGAAATGTGATGCAAATATTTAGAGGAGTTAGTAGGAATGGCTAGACCAGCACGCGGTGAGCGCAATAACAATCCGGGCAATATCCGGCACGGTTCAAAATGGCAAGGACTATCAGCACAGCAAACAGATAAAGACTTCTGCCAATTTGTATCTACAGAGTACGGTATTCGTGCAATTTATGTATTGATGCGAACCTACGAAAAGAAATACGGATTATGTTCTATCCGTGAAATTATTAATCGCTACGCCCCACCAAAAGAAAATAATACCGAGGGTTACATTCAGCGAGTCGCGAAAGAATTGAATGTAAGCACGGAAGATTGTGTATCAGTAAGCAAAAAAGAAGTTGCTATCGCATTGGCTACGGCGATTGTTGGCGTTGAGCTGGGTTATCAGCCTTACAGTCAGAAAGTCTTTGAAGATGCTTGGTTGTTGTTATGAATCTAGGCGAAACAATAGTGTCCGTGGGCGTTATTCTGGCAATGATCATCACTATTGGGTGGCAGAGCGGCAGAATTGATAAGCTGAAAGATTCAAATGCTGAACTAACCACTCAATTATCACAACAAGTCGAAATCAACAAAGACTATCAAGCCCGTATCACTCGACTAAATCAACTCGATATTAAATACACTCAGGAGTTAGCCAGTGCAAAGAATGAAATTGTCACTCTTCGTGATGCTGTTAACTCTGGTAATAAGCGGGTGTACATCAAAGCCGAGTGTCCAACAGTCACCAAGAATTCCACCGAAAGCGGAAGCAATGAAACCTCCGCACGACTTAACAAAGCAGTTGAACAAGATTATCTACGTCTCAGAGAAATGATAGTCGAGAACGAACAGCAAACTTTGTATTTGCAGAATTATATTAAAACGGAGTGTTTACGCTAATGGCTAGACTATTTGTAATATTCATAGATTGTGTTATTGCCAGCTCGTTTTATTTTGGACTCACTCTAGGCAATGATGGGTTGATTAATGTGGGTTATTTTGCAGGATGGTTATTTGCCTCAATAAATATTATTGGCGGTTTTGTAGGGAAAGACGAAATAGCTAAACATTACACACATCAACACTTCGTGTGGCGAGCATATGATGCGGTTCTGAGCTCAATCTATGTCATATTTGCCGCTTATTCTGGATGGTTTGTATTAGCATCTTTTTTTGCTGTTGGAGCTATGATTAAGGCGGAAATAAACGGGAAGATAGAAAAAGATTTACTAAAAAACCAAGAAGAAAGCAATACGGGAAATTGAACAACAACGAGCCTCTAAGTAATTAGGGGCTTTTTAATGGAGAAATATCATGGCAGTAGAAGGTTCAGATAATCCAGTTAAATTCCGTGAAGAACTGGATAAAAGCATTCCAAAAGAATAAAAAAAGCCCAGCATGGGTGCATGGGCAAACTAACAGGATATTAATCAAAGTATAGTGATAATTACTTAGTATAGCTTAAGTAAATATATATATCAGCAATTAGATAAGTCGTTTATCCATTAAGGAGAGTGATCATATCTTGACTGCTAGGAACAGACTAGAAGTGACCAAAGTAACGTAGTGATACGTGATGATGGTTGCGATTAACTTCACACAGGAACATCAAATGACAGAAATTACAGCACAGAATCAAATGCGCTTAGAGCTATTACGGTTAGTTGGAAATGATACCGCAGCGGCTCAGGCAGCTATCGAGTTCGTAAAAGATGACGCTCTCAAGTTTGAGTTATTCAAAGATGCGTATAAACAGTGCCAGACAGAAAGTGAGTTTGTATCACGATCACAGAAAGCGGCGCGAGAAGCTCAAGAAGCACTAGACCTATTCACATAGGAGTTAACAGTGATATATCCATGGCCCGTATTTTCGGACGGCGAAAAATTAGTATCCGGACAAAAAATTACTTCTATTAAAAATAGAATCCTGAGTAATGATGTTTATATCGAATTACTTAATGTGCCTGAATTGGTTTACGTCACATTTGAATTTCTTAAGCGCACACAATTACAGGTTGGTTGGTTTTATTTTAGAGATGAATTTGGTCAAGACTTCGCAATTCCAGAAAATGAATTCTTGGCTAAGTTCAAACCTGTTGCAGGTGGTAACGGCGCCAAAGGAGATAAGGGCGATAAAGGTGATTCTGGTAAAGATGGCGTTAATGGTAAAAACGGAGTTGATGGCGTGGGTATCAAAACTATCACTGCGTCACAGGAGGGTGGTGTTGTTACTTTAACCATTGAAATGACCGACGGAACACAACAAACGCCTAGCTTCACATTACCATCAGCTTAGTTAATTACACAGCTCATTTACGAGTGGGCTGGGTAATTAGCTATAATTATTATGAGCACCCAGATGGGTTAATAACTAAGCGCCACCCTGAAGGGAGAAGAGAGACGATAAGCCGTCTCAGTCTGGGTGCTCACCACTATACGGCCGCAATTATGCGGCTTTTTTATTGTCTTTTTTGTGGGGGACGCATGGCCGCACCAAAAGGAAATAGATTCTGGGAGGCTAGAAGTAGTCACGGAAGAAAACCCATATTCGAGTCTCCTGATGATTTATGGAACGCTTGTTGTGAATACTTCGAGTGGGTAGAGCAGAACCCGCTGTATGAAACGAAGGCATTTGCATTTCAAGGAGTGGTGACCAAAGAGACTCTACCTAAAATGCGAGCCATGACGTTATCAGGGCTTTGCTTGTTCTTGGATATACATGAGGACACATGGCGACTATATCGCGCTAAGGAAGATTTTATCGAGGTCACTACGCGAGCTGAGAAAGTTATCTACGATCAGAAATTCTCAGGCGCAGCCGCTGACTTGCTGAATGCAAATATTATTGCTCGTGATTTAGGTCTCAAAGACAGACAAGAGGTCGAGGATGTAACTCCAGATAAGGGAGACCGTGACAAGCGACGCTCTCGAATTAAGGAGTTATTCAACCGTGGAAAATCTGGATCAGATACTTGATAACCTGAGCGACGACGAACAATACGAATTGCTTGAGTTATTGGAAGAAGAGGAAGAGTACAGGAAAACGCACCGCTTATTTGAATACTCTCCCTATGACAAGCAAAGAGAATTTATTGAGGCAGGTGGTAATTATTTCGAGCGTTGCTTTATGGCTGGTAACCAATTGGGTAAGTCATATACAGGTGGTGCCGAGGTTGCATTTCACTTAACCGGAAGATATCCAGGCACTAAAGGTTACCCTGAAGATGGTGCTTGGAAAGGAGAGTGGAAAGGTAAGCGGTTTCTTGAGCCTAATGTGTGGTGGGTTGGCGGTGAAACCAACGAAACAGTAACCAAAACAACTCAGCGTATCTTGTGTGGGCGTGTGGAGGAAACTGGGGAGATAGGTTACGGTTCAATTCCAAAAGAGGATGTTATTAGCTGGAAGAAATCACCGTTTTACCCAAATCTTGTAGATCACATACTTATCCGACACCGCAATGCTGAAGGCGTGGAAGATGGGATGTCAATCTGCTACTTCAAACCTTACTCGCAAGGGCGCGCTAGATGGCAGGGTGACACAATACATGGCGTGTGGTTCGATGAGGAGCCACCATATTCCATTTACGCTGAAGGACTCACCCGCACCAACAAATACGGTCAGTTTTCAATTCTAACATTCACCCCCTTAATGGGGATGTCTACGGTAGTAGAAAAGTTTCTCAAGAACCCATCTAAAGCTCAGAAAGTAGTCAACATGACTATCTATGATGCTGATCACTACACCGAGGAAGAGAAAGAACGGATTGTTGCTTCATATCCTGAACATGAAAGAGAGGCTCGTGCTCGTGGTATTCCAACAATGGGTAGTGGTCGAATTTACCAAATACCTGAAGAGTCTATTAAGTGCCATCCTTTCGAATGTCCTGAACATTTTTACGTTATCGATGGTCAGGATTTCGGCTGGAATCACCCACAGGCTCATATCCAGTTGTGGTGGGATAAAGATGAGGATGTTTTTTATCTTGCTAGAGTGTGGAAAAAGTCGGAAAACACAGCAGTTCAAGCGTGGGGTGCTGTTAAGTCATGGGCTAATAAAGTTCCTGTAGCATGGCCTCATGATGGTCATCAGCACGAGAAAGGCGGTGGTGAGCAACTAAAAACTCAGTATGCGGATGCTGGCTTCTTAATGCTGAAGGAGCACGCAACATTTGCAGAGGGTGGCAACTCAGTAGAGTCCGGTATTAATGAATTACGTGATCTGATGCTTGATAACAGATTTAGAGTATTTAATACCTGTGAGCCATTCTTTGAAGAGTTCAGACTATATCACCGTGACGAAAACGGGAAGATAGTCAAAACAAATGATGATGTGCTTGATGCTGTTCGCTATGCCTACATGATGAGGCGCTTCGCTAAGCAGTTGCGTGATATCAAAAAGCCTAAAGAAAAGAGAATTCCCGCCCCAATTAGACCTATTAGGAGATAGAGATGGTCGATAGAAACGAGCGGCTTGAGAAAATACTTCGCAAATTCGACCTCGATTACTCTGCATCTGAAAATGCCAGAACGGAGGCGAGAAACGATTTATTCTTTAGTCGCGTTAGTCAGTGGGACGACTGGCTGGAAAACTATGTCACATTGCAATATCGAGGTCAGTTTGACGTAGTGCGCCCAATGGTTCGTAAGCTCGTTGCTGAGATGCGTAAGAATCCTATTGAGGTTCAGTATCGACCGAAGGATAACGCGTCAGCCGATGCCGCTGATATTCTTATGGGTATGTATCGAACTGACATGCGAAACAATAGCTCAAAGATTGCCGTTAACGTGGCAGTAAGAGAGCAAATCGAATGTGGTTACGGTGCTTGGCGACTCGTTACTGAGTATGAGGACGATAACCCAACCAGTAATAATCAGATTATTCGACGCGTTCCAATACATGAGTCTTGTACTCACGTTATATGGGATTGCAACGCCAAGGCAATGGATAAGTCTGACGCTAAGAATTGCACGATCATTCACGCAATGAATGTTAATGGATGGGAAGAATTCGCAGAACAGTACGGGTTAGATCCTAGCATTCAACCATCATTCCAATCACCGAACAATGACTTACTTTTCACTTGGTCGAATGGAAAGACAATTCATGTTGCTGAGTATTACGAAGTTGAGGAAAAGAGGGAGTTAGTATTTGTCTATCGTGATCCGCTAACTAATGACCTTCAAACTTATTCAGCAAAAGAAGCGAAAGAAAAGATTGATGAACTGGCTGATGCTGGTTATGAAAAAGTAGGTGAGCGTAAAGTTAAGAAGCGCAGAGTCTATAAGTCAATCATCACTAGCACTGGGATTTTGAAAGATAGAATGCCGATAGCTGGCGAGCATATACCAATTGTGCCTGTGTATGGTGAGTGGTCATTCTTTGATGATAATGAACTGTATGAGGGTGTTGTCAGGTTATCTAAAGATGCTCAACGGCTGCGTAACTTTATCTTATCCAAGTCTGCCGACACGGCCGCTAAATCGCCAAAGAAAAAACCGTTTTTCTATCCTGAGCAGATAGCAGGGTATGAACACATGTTTAGCGGTGAGGACGATTACCCTTACTATCTACTCAACCGTACTGATGAAAATAATAATGACCTACCTCCTTCACCTGTTGCTTATATGGAGAATGCCGAGGTTTCACAGGCTGATGCATTGCTCTTAGAAGTTGCAACGGAAGCGGCTAAATCAACCGCTCGTGTCGGTGTCGATACTGAGGCAGCTAATGGTCAGGTGGCGTTCGATACCGTCAATCAACTAAATAGTCGCATCGACCTAGAAACATACGTGTTTCAGGACAACCTAGCTATCGCAATGCGCCGTGATGGTGAAATTTACGCATCAATTGCAGCTGAGATATACGACACCAATCGAACAGTAACAACAACTGCTGAAGATGGAGGTGAGAATCAGGTTGAGCTAATGCAGGAAGAGTTAGACTTCCGCAAAGGTGAGATGATTGTTCGCAATGATATCCGAGGCAAGTACGAAACATTTACTGATGTAGGACCATCTTTCCAATCACAAAAAGATGCTGCTAGGGCTGAGATAGGCGAGCTTATCACCAAGGTTCCAGTGGAACATCCAATGTGGAACGTTATGATGCTGACATATGCAAACATGATGGAAGGCAAGGGTGTTGAATACATCAGAGATTACGCCAACAAGGAATTGATTGTTAATGGATTGAAGAAACCAGAAACCGAGGAAGAACAACAATGGTTGATGGAAGCTCAACAGGCAGCGCAAAACAATCAAGATCCAATGATGGTAGCAGCACAAGCCGAGCAGAAGAAAGCAGAAGCCGAACTGGTTAACGCACAGAATCGCATGGCTGAAACACAAATCAAAGCATTTACCGCTCAGAATAATGCGCTTGAATCACAGGCCAACACTACATTGACCTTAGCTAAGGCTGAGGACTTGAAGCAAGGCGCAGTGATGCAAGCAATTAAACTTCTGAACGAGGTTGCACAACAGCAACAACAAAACATTCCTACCGACAATAGCGTCGAGAATAATCCTCAATCCATGTAAGAGAGTTAAATATCATGAGTACAACCACCGAAATTCAGAATAACTCTGAAGAATTAAACCTGTCCGACGATCAGGCGGCGGCATCCGTAGAAAGTCAGTCTGCTGAAAATGCCAACTCAGCAGCAGGGCAGGAGGAAGGCTTCGAGATTGTCCTGAAAGACGATGAGAAACCACAGGAAGGAAAGCCAAGCAATAATGCTATCCAAGCAGCGAAACGCATCGCTCGTAAACGTCAGCGAGAAATTGAGCAACAGATAGCAGCAATTGAAAATGGCGAACTTCCTGAAAACTTGCGGGTAAATCCTGAGCTACCAGAAATGCCTAAGCTGGATGATTTTTTATCTGATGAGGCACTCGGTAAATATGACTATGACACACATAAGGCTAACGCTGCTTTTCAGGCTGAGTTGCTGAAATGGCAAAACAAGGCTTTAGATGCAAGAAGTAAAGCTGTGGCGGATCAGGGTCGTAAAACTCAGGAATACACACAGCAAGGTCAACAAATCGCTAATGCAATCAAGGCTCATTATGATGCGGCTGAGAAATTAAACCTTCCTGACTATCAGGAAAAGGAAGATTCAGCGTTGCAAGTGTTACCTCAAGGTGTTTATGAGGGTATCGCGCAAAATTTTCCAGAAAAATCAGCCGCTATCATTTACTACCTAGGTGCAAACCCTGAAAAAGCGCAAGAATTGTTTAGCAAAAACCCTGTTCAAGTCACTATCGAACTCACTCGATTAGCTGATCGTTTAACTCTCAAGCCTCGCGGTACACAGCGTTCATCAGCTCCACCTGCCGACGAACCAATTAGCGGTGATGTTACAGCGGCAAATGTCGCGGCATTACAAAAGCAAATGGATGATGCAGCAAGTAAAGGTGATGTTCAAAAGTACCGCACAATCAAGGCTAAATTACAAGGAATAAAATAATGGCTTTAAATGAAGGTCAAATTATCACCTATATGGTGGATGAAGTAGTTAACACTATCGAAAATAACTGCCCGATGGCTCAGCGTGTAGGTAAATACACGCCTCCAGCTGGTGATATGCAACGTTCACAAAACACTATCTGGATGCCAGTAGAGCAAGAAGCACCGACTCAGCCTGGTTGGGATTTAACAGATAAAGCGACAGGCATCTTGGAGCTCTCTGTCAAATGTAACATGGGTGTTCCAGATAATGACTTCTTTGGTTTGCGTGCCGATGATGTGCGAGATGAGACATCTATACGTCGTCGTATCCGCGCATCAGGCCTTAAGCTGGCAAATAACGTCGAAACATCCATTGCTAAACAGGCGGCTGAAACTGCCTCTCTAGTTATTGCTGATGCTGGTGATCTGTCGAATGGTGCGGATTCTTGGGGGTTTGTATCTCAAGCTGAGTCTCTTATGTTCTCACGCGAGCTTAACCGCAACCAAGGTCTTAGCTATTTCTTTAACCCAGATGACTATCTGAAGGCTGGATATAATCTGGTAGGTAAAGACCTATATGGTCGCATTCAAGAAGATGCATACAAGTCAGGGACAATTCAAAAGCAAGTTGCTGGATTTGATGATGTTCTTCGCTCACCTAAACTGCCTACATTATTAGCATCAACTGCCACAGGTGTTACGGTAGATGGTGCTCAGAAATTCAAGCCTGAAGCATGGAAAGAAGATGTTGATGGTAACCGTGAGAACGTTGATAACCGCACAGCAGTAGTTAAAGTTAGTGACGGCTCAGCATTTAAGCGCGGTGATAAGATCAGTTTTGCTGGTGTTAAGTTCATCTCGCAAATGGCGAAAGACTTACTGACTCAGGATGCAACATTTGCTGTTGTTGGTGTTGAGGGTAACAACATTACCATTATGCCTAAGCCGATTGCGCTAGATGATGCAGATTTAAAACCAGAACAACGTGCATATGCCAACGTGAATACATCTCTTGCAAATGGCGCGGCAATTAATGTCCTTAACGTGAAAACGTCTAAGACAAACATCTTCTGGGCTGATGATTCAATTACTCTGCTATCCCAACCTATCCCACTTAACCATGCTCTGTTTAGTGGCATGAAGACAGAGGCATTTAACATTCCTTCTGTTGGTTTAAATGGTGTTGTTGCATATCAGGGTGATATCTCAACGCTGGAAGGTAAATGTCGTATTGCGGTTTGGTATTCTGCATGTACTAAACGACCTGAAGCAGTTGGTGTTGGGCTGACAGGTCAAAAATAAACCCTCGTTGTTATTCGGGAGCTTCGGCTCCCTTTTTTATTGGAGATGACAATGAAAACGATGCTTTATAAAGCTAATGGTGATGTGAAAGTTTGGGGTATGAATCTTCAAATTATTACAGTTCCAGATGATGAGGTGGAAAACTATCTCAGTGATGGTTGGCATAAAAACCCAAATGATACACAGGAACTGCCAGAACCAGAAAAGAAACCCGCTACCAAGAAAAAGGCGGTGAAAGATGCAGATCACAACGAAGGGTGAGTTAGTTGTAGCGGCGTTACGTAAATTAGGCGTTGCTTCCGATGCTACATTAACCGATATCGAGCCTCAGTCATTAGAAGATGGCGTGGTTGATTTAGAGTCAATGATGTACGAATGGTTTGAAGATGGTGCAGGAATTCATACTGGCTATAAGTTCGCTGATGAAGACACTCCTATCGATCAAGGTGATGAACACGGGTTAAACAAACAAGCCATTAACGCAGTTATCTACAACTTAGCTACTCGCATTGCACCTGATTACCAAATTGCCCCGCTTGATAAGGTCATTACAACTGCTAGATATGGCAAAGAAAGACTCATGCGAAGCTGTGCTTTAAAGAGAGCTAAAAGTGCCAGATCTCATCATCCAGATGGTTTCCCTATTGGCTCAGGTAATCGATTATTAACGATGACTGGTCAACGATACTTCCACAGGAGAAAACCACATGCCAAGGATTCAGATCCCTCTTGCTAGAGGTTTGCGAAAAGACCCGAACACAGCAGATTACATCGATGGTCTGCCAGTCAATATGTTGGCTACACCGAAAGAAGTATTGAATGCGTCCGGTTATTTGCGTTCGTTCCCTGCATTAGAAAAGCGTCATAGTGTTGATGGTGTATCTCGTGGTGTCCAGTACAACACGAAAAACAACACGGTCTATCGTGTGTGTGGAAATAAACTTTATCGTGGACAGAATGCTATTGCTGACATTCAAGGTAAAGACAGGGTTACCATGGCGCACTCGGGTTACAGTCAAGCAGTGGCGTCAGGAGGTAAATTAAAACTCTATCGCTATGACGGTGAGGTTAAAGAGTTATCTAACTGGCCTGAAGAAAAAGTAATTACTGAAGGGTATAAACGCGACGTTAAAAAATGGACTCACAAAGACGGCAATGATGATTTTGTGCCACTCACAAAGGGTGATCTGGATGGGTTCTTAACGTTAAAAATCACGCCTAAAACTTCTGATGGTAAAACCGGTAATGAGATGCTTATCACTGAGCAAATGGTAGGCGTTAAATTATCTCAACAGGAAGATGACGAGAAACCCTATCTTACCGACGTTCTGGTAGAGGGTGTTAAGCGTGCAGGTGGTAAAATCACAGTCACGTATAAAATGAACCTTGCCAAATCTAGCGAACAAACAGCCAAAGACGTTACTGAGTTTGTAATGACACAAGAGGTGCTAGAGGTAGTCGAAAAATACCCTCAATACGAATTAGGTGATGTTGTTGATGTTGCTCGTAATCGTGGACGTTACATTTGGCTGCAGAAAGGCGGTGAAAGGTTCGGCGTTACTGATTTAGAAGATGAGTCTAAACCTGATCGTTATCGTCCATTTTACACCGCTGAATCTCAACCTGACGGCATAATTGCCATTGCCTCTTGGCGTGATATGGTGCTTTGCTTTGGTTCGTCAACTATCGAATACTTTACCATTACCGGATCAACAAACGCATCACAAGTAATATATGCGCCACAACCATCTTATTTTGTTCAGATGGGTATTGCTGGTCGTGATGCTAAGTGTAAGTTTGGAGAATCATTCGCATTCATCAGTAACCCTGCAAACGGCGCGCCTTCTATTTATATTCTTGGTGCTGGAACGGCTAGCCAAATTTCCACAGCAAGTATTGATAAGATCATTCGTAGCTATACGTCAGACGAGTTATCACATGCGGTTCTTGAATCTATTCGATTTGATGGTCATGAGTTACTCATTGTTCACTTACAGCGGCATACACTTTGCTTTGACGCATCAGGAAGCCAGCAATATCCACAGTGGTGCATTCTAAAGTCTGGACTGTATGAAGAAACCTATCGTGCAATTGATTTTATGTATGAAGGTAATCAAATCACTGTTGCGGATAAGAGTGAGGGAATTGTTGGCAATCTTGCTTTCAATAAATCATCTCAGTACGACAAGCAAGTGGAGCACATTCTCTATACGCCGATGGCTAAAGCCGATAATGCAAGGGTGTTCGATTTAGAGCTTGAAGCATCAACAGGCGTTGCTCAAATTGCTGATCGTTTATTTTTGTCGGCAACGGCTGATGGCATTAACTTTGGTCGAGAGCAAATGATTGAACAGAACTCACCATTCCAATATGACCGACGTGTTTTGTGGCGCCGAGTAGGAAGAGTGAGAAAGAACATAGGGTTTAAAGTCCGCGTTATCACTAAGTCGCCTGTAACGCTGAGTGATCTGTCTATGAGGGTTGAATAATGGCAAATAAAAACCTTTCTAACCCCATAGAAATTCAGGCCTCTTATATTGTTCCAAATATCCTGCCTGATAACTTTAGCGAAACCTATCGACGCATCGTGTTGAGTGGTGCTGATGATATGGTAAAGGTAGCTGGTCGTGCAAATGAGGCTGGTGCAGAAGCTTTTGATGCTCAAAAGAGGAATGATGAGCAAGACATTATTCTTGATGATCATGAGGAAAGACTTGGTGATGCTGAGCAGACTATTATTCTACATGGTAATCAATTAGCAAACCATGAATCACGCATCACAAAAACGGAAGATGATTTATCTAAGTTAGAGGTAAGGGTTCTTAACGTTGAGCAAGACATTGATGGGCTGAAAATAAAGATACAAGACCTCGATGGTCAAATATCTGAAATTAAAGTTGATTACGTTTCTCTCAGTAAAACAGAAAAACAAAAGCTCTTGTCTCCTATCGATGTTTCAACATCCTACTCAGTAAACGGAACTAAAGTTGTCGGCACTCGCGTTACTGGCTTTACATCGGCAACAGGTACATCACTTAAGGGTTCGTTTAATGCTAACCAATCCTACTCATTCAGCGCAGATTACACTCGGTCAGAAATGCAAGCTCTAGCAAGTGGGGTAGTCGAGGCAAGGCAACGAATCAAGGCGCTCGAAGATGCGCTTCGTTCACACGGATTAATAGACTAATGGAAATTAAAATTATTGATAATCCTATTCGACTATCTGAGTTTTTAAATGATAAGTCGAACACGGGAAATATCGTTGATAGTAATGATCAGTATTTCATTAAACCTGATGCGCTTTACTTAGGTATTTATGAAGGAGTTCTGTTGGTTGGTGTTTTCGAGGTGCGTAACTTCTGGCATACAGTTGTTGAGTGTCACGCCATATTTGATGCTGGTTTCCGTGGTAAGTACGCCTTTGATGCACACAAATTATTCTGCAAGTGGTTACTGGAAAATAGTCAATTCACTAACTCGGTAACTATGGTTCCCGATACCACAAAATACGGTCGCGTTATTGTGAAAATGCTTGGTGCTACACGTGTCGGTCATTTAGATGATGCGTACATCAGTAATGGCAAACCAGTAGGTGTCACCATTTATCAACTAAAACGCGAACAGTACGAGGAGTTATTAAAATGTTGATTATTTCAGAGAGATTCAGAAATTCACTGCTACCCATGCATGGATATATGAAAGGGGGCGGTGACGGCGGCGCAGGAGCTCAAGCCGATGCAACCAGAGAGGCTACAGCGTTACAGCGTGAAATATGGCAGACAACCATGAATAACTTGGCTCCTTTTACACCTATGGCACAACAGTACGTTGGACAAATGCAAAACTTGTCAACATTAGAGGGGCAAGGAAACGCACTAAACCAATACTACAACTCTCAACAGTTTAATGATTTAGCAAACCAAGCCAGATACCAGCAGTTAGCAGGTGCAGAAGCTATGGGTGGACTTGGTTCCACTGCGACAAGCAACCAACTCGCTTCTATTGCGCCAATGTTAGGACAAAGCTGGCTTTCTGACCAAATGAACAACTATCAGAATCTGGCAAATATTGGACTAGGCGCATTACAAGGACAGGCAAACGCAGGTCAGAGTTACGCCAATAATACAGGTCAGTTACTACAACAGAATGCAGCTGCTCAGGCGGCGGCAGCGAATAGACCTTCTGGGATGCAGCAAGCAATAACTGGTGGCCTTGGTGGCGCTACTGCCGGCATGGCTATTGGTGGTCCATGGGGCGCTGCGATAGGTGGTGGTCTTGGTGTTCTTGGTTCATTATTTTAAGGTGATGATATGGCTACATGGAACCAGCAAGGGTCAGGGGGATTTCTTGGCGGTATTGGTTTAAATAATACTAACGCCCCTAAAGCAAGTGACGCAAACGCAACTCTTGCTATGATCCGAGAAAATAATGACCTACAAAGGTCTGGAGCTAATAATATAGGGTTGCAGTTAGCTCAAGGGCTTGGTGGACTTGGTGAAATGTACAAGCAACAGCAAGCTCAGGAGAGAGATAAGGAATTCCAATCTTTGTGGGGTAAAGCTTATGCATCTGGAGATAGAGACGCCATGAGGCAGTTAATGGCTACATATCCAGATCAGGCTGAGAAAATAACATCAGGTATGCAAGGAATATCAGAGGACGTCAGGGAGTCTTTAGGAAACATAGCATCTGGCTATCGGATGGCTATTAATAGTGGTACTGCTACTGATTACATCCGTAAAAACGCTGATGAGTTAAGACGATTAGGTATTGACCCACAGCAGGCTCTGGCTATGGCAAATGAAAACCCAAAAGGGGCTATAGAGTTAGCTGACCATATCGGCATGTCGGCATTAGGCCCTGATAAGTATTTTGATATTCAGGATAAAATCGAAGGTCGATCTATTGATAGAGATAAACTTTCCGAGACAGTCCGTAGTAATCAAGCCAGTGAAGCGTTGACGCGAGAAGGTCATCAAATACAAATTAGAGGGCAGAATATATCAAGAGCTAACGCCTTAACCTCTGCTTACGCACCAACATCCGCAATGCAAAATTATTCTCAATATGCACAGATGTTAAAAACAGACCCAGAAGGTGCTAAGGCATTTGCTCAGGCAGCTGGCATTAATCCATCAGAAAGAAAATTATTTAAGGTTGAGGAAGCGCCTGATGGAGGAATAATTAAATATTATTCAAATGGTGATGAGGAAAGGGGATCAATAAATCAACCAGTTAAAATGGATGGAATGGGGCAGCCAATATCAATAAATCAAGCTAATAGAATAATGGAAAAATCGACTGGTGAGCAAAGAAAGGCTGCAGGTTTTGCTTTTAGAGTTAGAAATGGTATCGATACAGCGAATGCGCTAGTTGAATCTGGCAAGGTTTCACCACAAAGAGCTGCTGCAATAAATTCAGCTTTAAGGGATGGAACATTTGCCAGAATGGCGCTATCTGGTGATGAGCAGTCGTATATAGCATCAATGCAGGATGCAGTTCTAGCAATTCTTCGCAAGGAGTCAGGCGCCGCTATCCCTGATTTTGAAATGGAGCGCTACTTTAGAACATACACGCCACAATTAGGTGATGAAAAGGCTGCTGTAAAAACAAAATCCAGACTTCTTGAAAACCAATTCAAAGCGATTAGAGCAGAGTCAGGCAAAGCATTTGATGCCATGATGGTTATCAATTCTGGATATGAAACACCACCTAACCAGCAGACGAGTAACACTAACGAGCAACAGCAACCTCCAAAAACAACTGTTGAAAATCAGCGGGGAGGTCAGTCAGGCTCAATCTCCGAAGGAACTACCGCAACCAACCCAAAAACAGGGCAAAAAATAATTTTTAGAGGTGGTCAATGGCAACCGATTTAGGATTACCTGATGGATTCGTTTTGGATGAGCCTGTAAATAATAGCTTGCCAGATGGTTTTGTTTTAGATGAACAACCAGAACAAGTCCCTCAACCACCACAGCCGGAAAACAGCTATATCGCTGGCATGAAACAAGCTAATCAGACCCTTTCCCAAGGTTTACAACAATCGTCTGATGATGCTAAAGGTTTCCGTGAAAAAGTAATAGATGCCTTTACTGGTGAAAGCAAGATGACTCCTGAAATTCAAGGACTAGAAGGGATTATGTCTTCGCCAGAAATGAATGCATTTAATACTGACGCAATGAAAGCGGCTTGGGTGCAAATGTTCGGCAACGACAACGACTTTGTAAAAGTGATCGGGAATATGGGAGGTAAGGTATCTCAAGATGAAAAGGGGAACCTATTAGTTGACTTACCATCTGGCCGATATGCATTAAATAAGCCTGGCCTATCAGCTGAAGATATCATGCCGTTTATCGCGAACGCGGCAGCATTCACTCCAGCAGGGAGAGCATCAACTGTATTAGGCGCTACCGCGAAATCAGCAGGTACAGACTTGGCTCTACAATCGTCCGTTAATATGGCGGGCGGTGCTGATATTAACCCACTACAAACAGCATTATCAGCAGGACTTGGAGGTGGATTTAAAGCGGTAGAGAAGCTTGTTAATAGTGGTTATCGGGTAGCAACTGGCAAGCCAACGCAAGAGGCATCTGAGCTGTCAGAATTCGCTAAGCAGAATAATGTTCCTTTGTACACAACTGACGTTGTACCTCCGCAATCAAAAACCGGAAGGTTAGCTCAAGGTGCCGCTGAGAATATTCCTTTTGCTGGTACGGCAGGTTTGCGTTCAAATCAACAAGAGGCGAGGAGTAAACTTGTTCGAGATTTCGCAGACAGGTTTGGAGAGTACGATCCTAGCCAAGTTGTTGAGAGTTTAAAGCGAAAAACATCAACAATAAAACAGGCGGCCGGTGAAAGGTTAGAGTCAATACAGAATGCGTTATCTGGTGTGCCTATCACACCTAACCGAGCAATAAATCAGATTGATAGCGAAATAGCAAAACTGTCTAAACTTGGTGAGGTTGCTGATACACAGACCATCTCAAAATTGCAGTCTTATAGGAATGAGCTTGCATCTGGTAACGTTGATATTTCTCAACTAAGAGACTTAAGGACTCAATTTAGACAAGACGTTAAGGGTGAGAGAATGGCTATGCCTAATCGCTCTGACGCTGCGATAAATAGAGTTTATAAAGCCATGTCTGATGATGCTAGTGATGCAATATCAACAAACTTAGGCGCTGATGCTTTACGTAAATATAACCAAGCCAATGCTATCTATGCAGATGAAGCAAATAAGATATTAAATACTCGATTGAAGAACATCTTAACCAAAGGTGATTTAACGCCAGAAGTGGTTAACAATATTTTATTTAGCAAAAATAGATCTGAAATTAGGAGTTTATATAACTCAGTTGACACTCGTGGGCGCGCTCAGATGAGGAATGCCATTATTGGTAAAGCAATTGAGAAAGCTGGTGACTCTCCCGATCAGTTCTTGAGGCAACTAAATATCATGTCAAACCAAACAGGGATAGCATTTAGAGGTCAAGATGCTATTTATATAAATGGCTTGAAGAAGTATTTAGAAGCAACAAAACAAGCCGCAAAGGCCGGTGTCACAACGCCGACTGGTCAGCAAGCAATTCCTTTCATACTTGGCCTAGGCGCAGCCATAAAACCATCAACAGCAATTGGTGCAGGAACTTATGGCGCACTAGCTCGCATCTATGAAAGCAAGCCAGTTAGAGATGCTGTAATGAGATTGGCAGGAACGCCAGCAGGAACAAGTAAGTTTGAAAAAGCCGTCTCTACAATCTCACAAAGTTTAAGTGCTGGTTCGCAGGCTGAAACAAGGAACTAATCAATTAGGTTATGGACGACCTGAAAAATAACACCACCGCTTAATTGCGGTTTTTTTACGTCCAAAATACACCAGATTAAAACTGGTGCGACTACTCACGCTTGGAGAAAGCAATGTCAGATATTATCCCTAATGTCGTCGTGTCAATGCCGTCACAATTATTCACTCTCGCAAGGAAATTCCAAGCGGCGAGTAATGGTAAGATTTTTATTGGTAAAATTGATACAGATCCAACATTACCAGAAAACCAAATTCAGGTTTATTTAGAAGATGAAGATGGTTCCCATATTCCTGTGCCTCAGCCTTTAATTATCAATCAGGCTGGACTTCCAGTTTATAACGGTCAGATTGCTAAGTTTGTAACAGTAGAAGGCCACAGCATGGCTGTGTATGACGCATACGGCACACAGCAACATTATTATCCTAATGTGTTGAAGTATGACCCTGACCAATTTGAGAAAAGACTATCAACCCAATCTGGTGCTTCATTAATTGGTACTGATGAGGGTAATTTACAGGACGTTTTGCATTTAGCAGTACATGGCATCAGGCTATCTAGATACAAAAATAATAGTGATCCTCTAAATTCTGCCTTAGAAGCATCAAGAAAATTAAAGTTACCATTAATCGTTGATATGGACTGTGATTACAGCATTTTTGTAGTTAAAGCGGGAGATAAAATTATTGGGTTTGGCGATCATACACTAACAAAAAAAGGGAATGACATCCCGAATCTCCCTAAAAATCAGCACCCTGATAGACCTATTGGCGTGCTTTCTGACTTCAATGTTGATGCAGGGATAGTTGTTTATCACGAACCAAATAAATCAGCACAGAATATCCTTTTACAAGGGTTTAGATTAGAAAGCAAAAATCATTCTAGATATGCTATTTATGCGCCATCTATTAGTGTTAGCACCATAGAAAGAATCAGCCAGCTTAATTTCTTGACGGGGTTAAAGTTTAGAAATGCATACTTGATGACAGTGCGTGATTTTATGTCTTTATATTGGTACTCAGAGAGTGACGTTTATACAGATAATATTTGTTATGATTTTTCTGATGGGGATTACACTGCTGGAACAAGCTTAATACTAGAAAAAGTTTATTGCACCAATTACAAGTGGCCATTTTATGCAAGAAATTTAGAGTATAGTACATGGACTAATTGTGGGGGAGAAGGGGTAAATTCTCATACACCTCCTACGCCAACAAATCTTCCTCGCGTGTTTGAATTCTTTAATATCACAAACTTAGTTTTAAATACACCGAGTACAGAGAATTTGTATGGTGGATTTATTCGTGCTGTTTCAACAGCTGATGGGGGAAGCCAGGGTGCTTCAACTATTACTATTAATAACCCACAGGCTACCGCGGGAATATTTGGTACGCATAATGATGTAATTAATGCAAAACTTTTAGATATAGATGGAACGGTAAACTGTATAGTGAATGGCGGGGTTATGACTGGAGCCGCACCTGGATATTATCTTAAGTTTGGAGGTGCAAAGAGTGATTCATGTTTAATTTTAAATGGGATGGATATGCGCTTTGTGTGGAATGAAATAAGGAAAGATATAGAGAAATATGATGGGATTACTTACATTAAAGGACTCCATAAAATGACATGTAAACGGGTTGGTCTAAATAACCCAGATGCAGCTAATACTTACGCAGACTGGAAGGTTGTTTCTGAGGATTTATATGGTATGTCTAAAGGTCATAGAATTAAAACTGTAATAGGAGGGTTTTATAAGATAGATGTTAACATAGTAGTGACATCTGGGTCAGGTGGGGCTGTACTTTTGAAGATTGCTGACGATGAGACATCAGATGGTATTGATTACGCCATTGCCCAGTGCAGTTCTTCATCTAACAAGAAGACGGTTAATTTATCCTACTCAGGTAGACTTCCAGCCGGTAAGTATATATATGTATCGATCGTAAATGCTCAGTTTGAATCTGTATGGGATCTGGATTCAACTATTATAGTTAGCTTGATTTGACTAGATAACCCACTGGAGTATAAACTCCTTGCGGGTTATTTATTTAAACTGAAACACCGTTAAACAATATACTTTATATTCATTAGATTTACTATAAAGTAAAGAAACACACACATCATTATTATCATTAAGTAAGACAATATAAAACAAAAATTAAAGTGATTTATTACATCCATGAAAATGGGGTGCGATAAATATATCGTAGTTGATAATTTTCCTATGTTCACACTTGATTTTATATTTACTTTCATTACCAGTGATACTACGAAAATAGAAAATATCAATGACGTTAAAGGTAGTTCTAATATAACTTTTTTTTCTATGTAAAACATATAATACCAAGTGATTATTATAGGACATGATATTATTAAAAAATAAAATAAAGTTTTTCTATTTATATTTGCTTCATATCTATATAATACACCACCAATTAGCACACAGGGTAATCCAAAAAATATGAAATTCCTATAGGCATATATGTTTACTAAACTTAATTTTTCTAGTTGTAAAAAATAAAATATAAATAATAAAATCATAGATATGGTTATTATTATTGTTGTTTTTTTGTTTTTTATTATGGATGCTATGAATATAGCCATAATGGATGCTGGAAAATACCAAAGATGAAACCACCCTTGTATTACGTTGCTTATAATATAATAAGCTGAAGGGGTGTCATCTTTAATAAAGTTAAAATAAATAAAATATATGGTCATCCATGATAAATATATTGTGAATAATTTTGATAGTGATTTATCTATGCTTTTTTCACTAACGGATTTAAATAAATAAAATCCACTAATCATAAAAAATACAGGAACAGCAATTCTTACAATATCATTTATTATATATATCAATAAGTAAGAATCTAAATTTGGTGGATAATGTATCAAAATAACTAAGAATGACATACTTAGCTTAAGTAAATCTACACTTATATTCCTGTTCATTTGTGGTTTCACTGAGTGATAATCCCTATTAAATATTGTACTTATGGTATTGTTTTTTTTACTATTATTGGTAATTATATCTCTTTTCATATGTTTAAATTTCACAGGTTAAGAGCTTTTATATGGTTAATTTCATCTATAATTTATCACAATTAATATATTTTTCTTCCTTTAAATTCGATACCTAATTTCCATCAGGCAGCTTCTTGCTTCTCTCACGATAAAACGCTAACCGTTCATTAAAATACTCGCGCAAATGTGCTGGTTGTTGTCGTTCAACTTCTGACGCGACAACTGGCATATTGAGGCGTTCTTTATATGCGACACCACTTGCTGCCAAATCGACATTAATCTTGTCTTTTTCTTCTTGAGTTAGGTTTGCGAGGTTCATAACAGATCCGGTTAGTTTTTGGAGAGTATAGCAGGGTGGGGGAATTTTGGAGTGTGTCATTTTTGTGTCGTGCACAACGACACATCAACGACATTGCGAGGTGATTAACGACACGTAACGACACAAAACTAAATGCGAACAAGGATAAATCTAGTTATTTCATGGGGTTAAATGATGTTCTACGTTCTTCTAAGCCGTAGGTCACAGGTTCGAATCCTGTAGGGCGTACCATTCTCAAGTATTTCAACGTCTACAACAGTCCATAAAACCCTTATAAAATCAGCTATCACAAGAATTCCTAGTATTCCAAGGTATAGTTACGTCTATTGAAATCTACATATATGTGGGGGCATAATTGGGGGCATTACCTCGTTCAATGAAAATTGGTGCCCCCAAATGAAGCTAACAGCCAGACAAGTAGAGACTTCCAAGCCAAAAGAGAAAGCTTATAAACTTTCTGACGGTGGGGGCATGTATTTAGAAGTTGCTCCGAATGGCTCTAAGTATTGGCGTATGAAATATAGATATGCTGGTAAAGAGAAAAGGCTGGCTTTAGGTGTTTACCCATCAATATCACTCGCACAAGCTAGGGCGAAAAGAGAAGAAGCCAAGCGCATACTAGCGTTAGGTGATGATCCATCGTTGGTAAAGAAAGCCGAAAAGCGAGAAAAAGAGTCTCAGGTCAATAATAGCTTTGAGAAAATCACGCTTGAATGGCATGACTATAAAAAGCCCCATTGGTCAAAAGGTTATGCGGATGATTTACTAGAAGCCTTCCAGAAAGATATCTTTCCTTATATTGGTAAAGTTAGCATTACGGAAATTAAACCGTTAGATATGTTAGAAGTGCTTCGGAAGTTAGAAAAACGCGGTGTGTTGGATAAGCTTAAAAAGATAAGGCAGGCATGTAACCAAGTATTCCGCTATGCAATTGTGACAGGACGGGCTGAGTATAATCCTGCATCAGAATTAGCCGGCGCACTGTCTACTCCAAAAGCTAAGCATTTTCCTCACTTAAATGTGAATGAGTTACCTGAGTTTTTACAGGCACTATCTGTATGTAGTGGAAGTAAGATCACTCAGATTGCGACAAAGCTATTAATGATAACAGGCGTTCGTACTATTGAGCTTAGAGCGGCTGAATGGTCAGAAATTGATTTTGATAAAGCTATTTGGGAAATTCCAAAAGAACGTATGAAAATGCGTCGCCCTCACATGGTGCCATTATCTACACAGGCCTTAGAATTATTCAAAGAAATACAAACCATAACAGGAAAGTTTAAGTATATCTTTCATGGTAGGAATGATGCTTCTAAGCCAATGAGTGAAGCGGCCATAAATCAGGTTATAAAGCGTATTGGTTATGATGGTAGAGCCACAGGTCACGGATTCAGACATACAATGAGCACCATCCTACACGAGCAAGGCTATAACACTGCATGGATTGAGACGCAGCTAGCTCATGTTGATAAAAACTCTATTCGTGGAACGTATAACCATGCTCAGTATATTGATGGACGTAGAGAAATGCTTCAATGGTACGCTGATTATATGGATACTTTAGAGAACGGGGATAATATTATTTATGGCAAATTCAAACAGCCCTAATATAACTTGATACTTTATAGAACAAACAGCCAGCGATAAATAGCTGGTTTTTTTTATATAATTCATTGTAATTTAATTTAAAATTATATTTATTCACAGGTTGTTCACTTGAATGTGCAGAATAATAGTATTGTATATTATATATTTAGCTTTAGAATATTTTTTAATATACTTCAATAGACCACAAGGAAACTCAAGGAAATGAGCGTGGATATATCTGCATATCGTGAATGGTTGAGTTATTCAGAAATAGTAACGCTTTTGGCGGATAAACATGGGATAGAAATATCTATTGGCGATATTGCAAGACTTGTTGCAGATGAGGCAATTTCTCCATCTATATACTTTCAAACTCCAACTCCAGCAAGAAAGGTTTCATTGAAAACTGTTCCATTATCAGTAGCACTAGATGATCCTGACGCATTGATAAAGGCTAATTTAGAAATGCTGAATAGCGACGCCGTAATGCCAGAAACCTTAATTCAGCACGCAATCCCAATAAATAATGAGATAGTTAGAATTGATGGACTATGGGATGCTATGTTTTGTGGTGTGATTAAGCACTTCAATGAATGCCTTTATAGCCAAGGAGTTGGACTTAATGAACCATTGAGAAGTTTGTATGGTGTAAGAGGGATTGTGTTAATTAAAGGAAATGACTTATACCAGATATTATCTCCCGTTGATATTGGTGAGTCTTTAAAGATAGTAGAGGCTATGAAATTAGCTCATGCAGATCGTTTGAATCCTTTAGTTGACAAACATATAGCTCAATTAACCCATCTTCTTAATTTGGTAAATAATGGCGATTACGCTCATCAACTCATGCCTTGCACAAGGTTGCCAAGTGGCGCATTACCTGTAATTAAAAGAGCTAATATTTTAAAATTAATAAATAAGAATAGCTGTAAAGCAGATAAAAAAGAGTCACCTAAAACCATTAATGCTATGGCTCAATATATATATGGATTAACTTGCGTGAAATATGGGAAGGATATTGCAGATAACCCTCGTTCTCATATTGATAACCCTAGAGGGGAGATAAAAACTGATTTTGACTTATTAAAACTTCCTTTACCTAGTGGCAATACTGTTTCCAGCTGGCTTAAGAATATTGATTCGTAATATTACGAACTATTTTTGTCATATTACGAAAACCTCCAATCTAAAAAAGTATATTTCCTCCTGAGATCTACGGACGTCTACTAAGACGCATCAAAATTGAACTAACAGGAGGCGTCATGCCAACAGCAACAACCTTAAAAGAAAACCTTATTCGCTTACCAGAAGTTATGCGTCGTACTGGCTATGGTAAGGCGTGGATTTATCGCCTCATTGAAGCAGGTCAATTTCCTAAATCAGTAAAAATTGGCGCTCGTTCTATTGCTTTTGTTGAATCAGAAGTAGATGAATGGATTGCTAATAAGATTGCTGAATCACGTTCTGGTGAGGTGGCATAATGGAAAAGAAAAACCACCCATCACAGGTGGCTTCTCAGAATAACGTAGCGTCGTCTATTCTATCAAAGAACCCACCTAAAAAACACCGTGCCCGTTTATATATGTTAGGTACTGGCATTAATGGCTTTACCGAGAATGAAATATTAATTCATTGCCGTTTATCGTCAGGCCGTAATTACCCAAATGAATTAGAGCGTTTATTGAATATCGAACTAGAACGCATTGATGAGCCTAATCCTGATGGTATCGGATCACATTATCGTTACCGCTTTAAAACGGCTCAAGATGTACAGAAGGTTATTAATTTAATAAATAAACGTGCTGAGCAAGGTAATTACCAACCCATAGATAACGCACTCATAAATAATATTTTAAGCCTGTACCCGATAAAATAACGGAATAAGAAAATGAAACTAAAAAATAACAGCTTAAATGCTGGTGAATTCGCTCACCCTAAATTCAGCGACGAGACTATTTTAAATATTAACTCAGATGATATTTCCGTTATTCGATTTGAAAATGTTCAGGTGCGGATAGTTAAAATTAATAACGAGCCGTGGTTTATTGCCACTGACTTATGTAGTGCCTTAGAGCAAAGCAATACAGCTAAGGCGGTAAAAGGGTTAGATGATGATGAAAAGATGACTGTAACTTTAAGTTATAGTCAAGTTGCCTCTCATGGCGGAGTCAGGAAGTTAATAATCGTTTCAGAATCTGGTTTTTATAAACTGATTATCCGTAGCCGCAAGGCAGCCACTAAAGGAACTTTAGCCCATAGGTTCACTAATTGGGTATTCCGTGACGTTATCCCATCTATTCGTAAAACTGGCGCGTATGGTGTGCCATTCTCGGCGTTAAATGATTTCACCAAACGTCAGCAACAATACCAAATTACAGCCTCACAGCATGGGCGTGACCTGCAATCTTGTAAGCAAAAGAAAGCTGATTTACAGCATGAAGAACGCGAACTATGGAAGAAGTACCAGCCTGATTTTCTTGATGGAGAAATCCACTAATGACGGCTATTAACTTACAAATGTTTGGTACACCCAAAGCGGTGTATCAAAGTTCAAATATTAATCAATTATCCCCAGAATTGGGGAATATTGCCTACCAAGTGAATGATTCCCTGCTGGCAGGTAATAACGTAAGTTCAACTTACTACACCACGACTAATACTGTAGCTTTAAACTACGGTATTACGGGTAGTCAATCAGCGAAAATTTACGCCAATCAATTAATCCCAACCACCGTTGGAGGATGGGATGATAGCGACAACCCAAAACGTGGAGAATTCACACCATTTGCTAAAGGTGATTTTTCTCACCTTTCTAAAGAGGCGGATTATCCTCATTGGAAAGGTTTAATCGGGGTCACTACACAAGGCAGAATTGAGTTTTTGGAGTCCATAAAAAAGGGCGGCCAATCGGCTACCCTTGGGAACGTCGATATTAAATACCGAGCAAGTGAGAACTATAAGAATAGTATTCATCTTGTTATCGGTAAAGATGACAACCTTGAGTTAATACAAAAATGTGCAATACATCACTTGCACTTATGGGTAATTGTTGGCTATAGTGATCAGGCACTAGCAAAATCTAGTGTCAGGATTGGCGTTCTGAATTTGTACAAGGCGACACATGACGCGCCTAGCGTCTTTTTTTGTGTCCATGCCTACGCACACCTATTAAATGCGGTATTATATCGCACCGAATCTATGGTGGCGGCAGCAGAGCAACCGAAAGGTTGGCTGGTTTCCTTGTACGCCAGTAACGCCAACTCTACTGTCGTCACCACCCCCGAAATTGGCGTTTCTGGTGGTGACTCCTTAGTATTGTACAAGGAGATCATCGTTATGATGGCAACCCCTACCCAAACTCAATTCAAATTTTTGTTTCTGAGTATTAAACGCTCAGATACAACCGCTAAACCTTGTCGTATTGCTGTTACAGCACCGAATGAACACGATGCAAGACTGATGCTTGTACGTGATTATATCCTGTCATTCGCTGGTCGCTTACCTGCTCAGGAGGTGGCTCATGCGTAACCCTCAACCTAACGATTTCTACACGCATAAAAATAATAGCGAAACCGTCAAAGTTCTATCAGTTCAATTCAACCGTGTGACATTTCAGCGAGACGGCTTTGATAGTCCTGTCATTGTTCCATTAAGCCAGTTCAGCAACGAATACATTTATTCGGGGAGGGCTTAATTATGGCAGATATCACTATTCATCAAGCCGCTGAAAAAGCACAACAGTTAGAACTGATTAGCCTGATGTTGCCTAACTACCCTCGTAACCTAACCATAAGCGACATTTCCGCTATATCGTCACTCATGGCGAAGTTATCAGGTGATTTAGCTGTATTTCTTCAAGAGGAAATCGCAGTGCAGGAGGCGACCAAATGAAAACAATCAAATTAAATGTTGGTCACTTATCTACCTTGGAAGAAGTCGAACACATCAACGAAGAACTTCAAGCGTTGTTAATCCCGCTGTTAACGGCTGTAGAGAATGAAGCTGAGACGGATACGCATTTTATGCTGAGAGCAGTCAACCGCTTAGTGTGTGCTCAAGGAAAAGAAATCACAAAGTTGGTGGAGGTGATGAAATGAGACAAGTCACTATCAATGCCACCAGCTTAAGTCCATTCATGTATCAAGGTAAGCGAGTTGTCACCTTTGCCATGATTGACGAGGTACACCAACGCCCAACAGGTGCGGCTAGAAAATCATTCAATGCTCACCGTCAATATTTTACTGAGGGTAAGGATTTTTACCGCCTAACTGGACAGGATTTAGAACTGTTTAAACTTTGTGCGTCCATAAAACGGACGCACAAATATTCACCCATTAGTGATAAAGCCCGAGAAGTAACACTGATTACTGAATCGGGATACTTGCTAACCGTGAAGCCATTTAATGATCCACTTTCTTGGCAGGTACAAAACCAGCTTATCGATACATATTTTCGACTGTCTGAATTCCCTGAATTACAGCACATCAACATACCCACACTGGCAGAACTTGAAGCCATGCCAATTGGTGAGGCTCAGAACTTGATTAGCCGCTTAGAGGCTGACTCTTATCAAGGGCACGGTAGGCGTGGCAGCTATGCCATGAACCTACGTCGCAAAGAGAAGAAAGCACTTAAACCAATGGTAATCGCCATTGAGCAAGCCTCGCAGCTACACATTCAGGATATGGGAGATTATCGCTCATGAGAACGTTTCTAATTGCAGGTTATGGCACAACACTAAAAGGCCTAACGCTAGGCATTAACAAGCAAGTGATATCTGCCAGCCTAAAAGATGCTCAGTCACAAGTGGTGCGAGAGGCGCAACGTGACGGTTTAATTGATATCCGAATCAACTATGTGCGTGAGGTGAAGTAATGGCGAATAAAGAGATAGTTTTATCACTGGAAGTACCCCGCATGAAAATAAACCGAGTGCTGACGCTATTAACTGTTTGGCAAGAAGCAAATCAGGACGAGGAAACAGCCCATATGATAGCTATTGCCTTCGCTGCTGTGAATGACGCACTCAAGGATATTGATTCTGCTATGGAGGGTAAGTAATGAATATTTCTAATATTAACGCATTCGAACACAGTGAACAGGGTGTGCTCCTCATTACTGAAGCAGCCAACCAAGAGGCTATCAGCTATACCGAAGCATTAGAGGTATTAAACGATGGTAGCTTTGATGGTGATCTGATTTTTGGCTTTGAATTGGTTTTAGCTATCTGCAAGGGAGAGTGTGACGGCTTTTTTAATCCAACTAATCAGCAGCGTGTGATCTTGTGGCGTTGGATTGTAGCCGCTTCGTTTGTCGCAGAGCAAGCAGACAATAACGGGACGCATCAAGTTGACAACGGCAGAGGTAAAACCATTACCGCCGCTATTTATCGCAACAAACATGCAGCGTTAACCGTCTATGCTGCAAGCGAACGTATGTTACTAGCTAATCACATTGAGGGCGCTGCTTATGAGCACTATGGGGCAGAGAATGGCGCAATTATGGCAGTAAAGATATATAGGGATTTTATCAATCTTGAGCCTAAACGTGGTTGCCGACTATCAGAGCGAGGGCGTGAGGGGTTATCTGTTCTTCATGATGATCTAATTAGGGCGATAGAAGATGGTGAATTTAGCGACACCGTAACCATTCATTAAAAGGACGCAATGACATGATAACGAAGAATTTTAAAGTTAATTCACTAGCGAATAGCTACGCAGCCGCTATTTACCACGATATTACCACACGTAATGGCGGTGATTGGTTTTCGATGAAGGTAGGCAACAAAACGATTGAAGTTGCCATTATTGACGGTGTGAAAGGTATTCGAATGCTCGTTGATAGCTATTTGTTGAAAGCCTTAAAAGGGCAATATCCCACATGGGAGGCAGTTGCTATTAGCTTGATAGAGCAATGTGTCATTAATGGATATGTCACAGGTTATGGTCGAGAGGTGTGGCAAAGCATGATTAATGATATGGGCGACTCTTTAGCTGATAAGGGGGCGTTTCAATGAAGCCGATTGATGTTATCCGTGAGGTGAAGCTGAAAGCTAACGGACAATGGCAAGCTATATTATCTCACCTTGGGGCAGAAGTGCCCCTAAACACGCACACGGCTTGCCCTCATTGTGGTGGTAAAGACCGGTTTAGATTTGATAACAAGGACGGTAATGGCACGTTTATTTGTAATCAGTGCGGTTCTGGTGATGGATTAGATCTCGTTCAGCGTGTGTTAGGTGTTAGTGTAACCGAAGCTGCAAAAGAGGTTGCTAACATAATTGGTATTGATACCCGTTCAGCGTGTCCACCAGCCTACCGTCGTTCTGAGATAAAAGCACAACAAGACGAACTGAAAGTACAGCAAGCCGAAAAACAAGCTAACGAGAAGAGAGAGAAGCATAAACGCTTTATTGAACGGTATAACCGCACTATTGCCAATGTTCACCGTGGGGGATCTGACTATCTCAAGGCTAAGGGGCTGCATGGTTTTGAAATGGATTTATTACAGGACGGTTCTCTTATCATTCCATTATTGGACGCTGGTGGCGTTATTACTGGCGCACAAACTATTAAGCCTAATGGTGATAAGCGTTTGCTGTCAGATAGCTCAAAGTCAGGCAGTTATTACCCCATCAATGAGCATGTAAACGTCTCTACGGTGATTATCGCTGAAGGATTAGCAACCGCCCTAACGTGTCACTTAATCCAACCAGAAGCGCACACAGTTGCGGCAATTGATGCGGGAAACCTCATTCATGTAGCTAAGGTAATGCGAGTTAAGTATCCAGAGAGCAAGATTATCATTGCTGGGGATAACGATATTAAGCCAGGCCAAGACAATACAGGGAAATTAGCGGCAGAAAAGGCTGCTAAGGCGGTTAATGGTGTCGCTGTTTTACCTCCTACTGATGATAAAGCCGATTGGGATGACTACCGCCTATCACACGGTATTGAGGCGGCAAGACAGGCATTTAATGAAATATTAGAGCAGCAAGGAGGCAAGGTGATGATAGAAACTAGGGTAAGCAATGAAGTCGTTAAACCTGACCCAATGAAGCCACGCATTGAATCACGTAAAGAGGGGGTATTTCTTGTTACACCGAAAGCCGACAAGGAAACAGGGGAAATCATCAATCATGAGCAGTGGTTATCAAATGCTATCAAGCGGATCACTAAAGGTGTTAATGACCTCAATCAAGAGTATTTGATTATTGAGTGGGGGAATAACAATGTTCAGGCAATACCGACAGGCGATATAGGAGAGCGTGAAGGATGGCGCACATTAAAAAACGCGGGGTTATTTGTCACTACCAAATCAGGATTAAGACAGTCGTTTTCTGATTGGCTGTTACGTCAACCATTCAAAGAGGACTGGAGTATTACGAATAAATCAGGTTGGCACAAAGGCGCATATATCATGCCCGATGGTTCAATTATCGGCACACCTGAACAACCGATATTTTTTAACGGACAAAGCGCAGCAGCAACTGCCTACAAAGCAAGTGGAACGGTGGAAAGCTGGCGAAATGATGTAGCGCGATTGGCTAACGGTAATAGTTTTATGATGTTTACGATTGGCGCCGCATTATCTGCACCGATGACGAGTCTTACGGGGGCTGACAGCTTTGGTATTCACATTTACGCTCAATCGACAGCAGGGAAAAGTACCACGGCAGATATGGCCGTGAGTTTATACGGTGATCCTGATTTACAGCGCTTAACATGGTATGGCACTGAATACGGTATGACTAACGAAGCTGTAGCGCACAATGACGGACTTTTGTATTTGGATGAAGTCGGACAAGGGGCAGACCCTAAACACGTCTACAAATCGGCTTACACGCTGTTTAATGGTAAAGGTAAGATCCAAGGTGCGAAGGAGGGCGGCAATAGGCAAGTTCAAAGCTGGCGGACAGTGGCCATTAGTACAGGAGAAAAGGATATTGAGACCTTTTTATTAAGTTCGGGTGTGAAAGTCAATGCAGGGCAGCTAGTACGATTACTCAACATCCCTATTGAACGCGCCACTGAACTACATGAATGTGAAACAGGGAAAGCCCACGCAGATTTAATTAAGATAAATTGCCGTTCTAGCTATGGGGCCGCAGGACGTTATTGGATTGAATATCTATCAAATCATAAAGATGAAGCTAAAGAAGCCTATAGAACTGCACAACAACGCTGGAGTAAATTAATTCCGAGCAGTTACGGAGAACAAGTTCATCGAGCCAGTGATCGATTCGCTACTATAGAAGCGGCTTTGATAATGGGCCGTGTGATTACTGGCTGGAATGAACAAGATTGTAAGGATGCTGTTCAAGCCGCGTTTAACGCTTGGATTGCTGAGTTCGGCACAGGTAATAAAGAGATTGAACAGATTAAAGATCAGACGATCGCTTTTTTAAGTACGTATGGAATGAGTCGATTTGCTCCATTGCCTTATGATGAGCAATCTTTACCTATCAGAGAACTTGCAGGGTACAGAGTTAAATCAAACACGCAGGATGAAGCGCCCATATTATTTTATACATTGCCAACAGTATTTAAGAACGAGATAGCCAAAACGTTCAATACGGACACTTTCGCTGATGCCCTGCATAAACTAGGTATTTTAAAAAAGCCTTCCAATGGGAAAGGATATCAAGGCAGAACACCGCGTTTGAAACATTTAGGCAACATTCAGCAACGCGCCTATATTTTGATGCTTGTTCCTGATGAAGAGGAGGAGTGATTTCTTTCACGTCAGGAAAAAACGCTAATTATGGTTGTCTCAGTTGTCTCAATAAGAGAATAGAAAAGATAACTTATTAATATTTATAGTTATTATGATTATTTTCTGAGACAACCCTGAGACAACATAAGCCCGTTTTGAGACAACCTAAGGCGTTTTTGAGACAACGCTGAAAAGTTTAGGTTAGCCCTTGGTTGGTTAAAAAAGTGGGTGAGACAACCGAATCAAAGGCTGAGACAACACGGTAATGAGAAAATAACCCTTAAAAATCAAGTTATTGTAAAAATAAGGCGTGGGTAATCATGAGATTGAGACAACTCAAAATCATCAAGTTGTCTCAGAAAAAAATATTTAATATAGCTTAATCAATAGGTTGTAAGTATTGAGACAACTGAGACAACTGAGACAACCCCTGATCGCGTATCTAATAAAAAGTTTTTTGAGGAAAAAGAAATAATGGTCAGAGTGACTTTCTTATTAAGAAAAGATAACAATAATGTAATCCCCTCCACCAGCAACGAACACACCAAAAAGCGCACGGACTAAAAGGTCACAGGAAGCCTCAAAGCAATCGAAGAAGAAAAATAAGGCAGATGCTCACGCGAAGAAGAAACAACACCGTATTGACCGTATAGCGAAGCACTGGATGATATTTAATGAGCCAAAGGCTAAACCACTGATGATAGGTATCAAGGAAGTCATGATTGCTGAGGTTAAAGATAAAAGGCTGGATATTCCAGAGAGCCATATTAAGCAGGGATTACGATCATACATTAGTCGTAAAACCTATCTGAAAGCCCTTACTCTGGGCGGTAATCGTTTTGATATGAACGGGCAGCCTAAAGGAGAAATCACACCTCAACAACAAGCATTAGCAAAACAAATGCTGGTGGAATGGGCTAAAAAATAGCAAGGTAACAACCGTCAAAGCACAAACTGAGGTGGTTATGTATAATTTGCCTTATCAACTAAAAGGATCATCAAATGAAAAAAATCATGATAACGGCTCTATTGGCTTTATTTTTATCGGGATGTGATAACAACCCGCCAGCACCCTACGGATTTAAGTGGGGGCAGTCGGTGGAGGATATACAAAAGTTAAACTTAGAAGGTGATGGATGTCAGTTCCCCGTGTGTCAGGTAACAAAGACTCCAAGCGGAGTTATGGGATCAACCGTATTAATATTTAATAAAAAACTAGGGCTGGTTCAAGTGTTGCGCTCTGAGGTACTGAGTGAAACAAACCAACAAGAGATAATGAAGAAGTTTAACAATGCTGTTGATGAGGTGAATGTAGCATATGGTGTTCCGACAAATAAAATAATTAAAATTGATGATGAATCAAACTTTATTGATTGTTTAAATAAAATAGGTTGTAGCAAGATAAAGGCTGAATACGACAAAGAAGGTTACAAAGTGTTAGTCTCAGTTGGTATTAGAGATAAGGATGGTAAGCTAGCCATTCTAACCAACTATGCAAAACCTCTAAATTAGCCTTTATCTCGAAAATAAAAGCCGACCTTGAGTCGGTTTTTTTTGCCTTCATTACTTCAATAGCATTAATTTTTATAGAAAATATTCCTATTTTGTATCTATTTGCACCAATTAACTATTGTTTATTTTTTAATCTAATTTATAATTGTATTGTATAAATTTACAAGGTGGATAAATAAACATGGATAAGCAAAAAAGAACCTTCAAGCCAGTGTCAATTGATAGTGAAATAATAGAACGCGTCAAAAAGTTTAAAGAAAAACAGGGTGAAAAAGATTTTTTCATTCAACGAGCACCTATTAGTCAATTAATTCAAGGGTTACTAATTAATGCCTTACATAACGAGGGATTCTAATGGAAAAATTACAACGGTTAGCAAGCACTATAGCCCAGATTTATGTTGATAATTTAAAAGCTGAAACAGGAGAAACATTAGTAACTTATAACGGTATCACAGGTAAAGTTACCCCTGAATTACTGGCCGCTGGATTGTTTGATAATGCGGTATTTGCGGTTAAATCGGATGGAGAAGAGATTGACGTTGAAGGTAAGGCGTATGATTTACTATCCCCGTTAATTAACTTATCAACAAAGCCTTACTCCCTAACGGAACAGGCATATAAATTGATTAATTTTCTAAATGTGCAGGCACTAAAAGCAGGAAGCACTTTATCAACCTTATCAGTTGTACATTAATCACAGGGAGAAAATTATGTATCATGGCGAAGGTTACACAGTATATGTAGATGCCGATACGGCTGGCCTTCTTGAGGCTAACCGTGAAATCGAAAAAGCAAGAAGAAAAATAAATGATTTAGGCAATGAAGCAAACACCACAAGCAAATCATTTACTCAATTCAATAAATCAGCAATCGCGGTTTCCAGTGCGTTAAAAATGCCTGAAATAAACCGCTTATCACGTCAAATGAGTGAATTGGCGGGGCAAATTGGCGCCGCTTCAATGGCAACAGATAAGGCAACGACTGTTAACGCGCGTTTTACAGGTGTGATTAGCAATGTGTCTGGGCTACTAGGGGCGGGATATGTTTCTAATATTGGTAGCGCTACTGTTTCGCTCTTGCAACATACTCAAGGGGCAATTAATGCCACACAAGCCGAGGTTTTACATACTCGCGCTATTCAAATGAAGGCTCAGGCATTGCAAGCTGCTGCCTCCCAAGAAGTGATTAACGCCAAAAATCTTAAAGCATCAACACAAGCAGAATTAAAAGCAGCTCAGGCAGCGTTAGAACACGTTTATTCATTAGAAGGCTCTAATGATATCAAGCAGCGTAATTTAGAGTCACTGAGGGCACGACAGGCAGCAGTGCTCAAGGATGCTGAAATAACTTATCAAATGACTGCGAGTGAAGAAAATTTACAGCGAGTGACTAAAGCCAGTAATGCGCTACATGCTACGGAAACTAAAATAAAAACGCACTTAGCTACAACCGGAAAAGAAATTGCGCTTGTTGAGGCTAGAGTCGCTAAAGCAAAAGAAGCAGAAACACTAGCAACTCAAAAATTAAATGCGGCATTAGCATTAGAGCAAAAAGCGAAAGCCACACTAGCCACTACAACAGACGCGGTGACCGTAGCTAATGGTCGCGCAGCCCAAGCGGCTAGAAGTCAATCTATTGCTATGCAAGGATTGCGAGGTGTTGTGGGGTTATTAGGTGGCCCAACGGGTGTTTTTATGTTGGCTACTGCTGGCGTGTATGCGCTATATAACGCGATGAATGATGACACCGTAACGAAAGAGTTTAATGACAGAGTAGATCAGTGGATTGATAAAATTGACGAACTGTCAGCCAAACAGGCTCGCGCTGTGGCTAACCGCTTAGGCGAGAAAATAGCGGAAACAACCACAGAGTTAGATGGGCAAAAAGAAAGTCTTGAAGCTGTAAATAAGAAGTTGCGAGATCATAGAGAAGAGCTTGGTAGAATTAAACAAGCAGCTAATAAGCTTAAAGAGCAAGATGGGGAAATAGGTGCTACTTATACGCTAGATAGCTATGTTGACGCAATCAGGGAACTAACCAAGAAACAGCAGCAGTATGAGCTACTTATTTCCGAGGGTGAGCAGAATATTCGTCGCTGGACGGTATCACAAGGTAAAGCCGCTAATATTGCAAAAGAGAGAGCAAAACAAACAGACGAACTCAGCAGAGCGGAATTAATTTATCAACGCCAAGCTAAAGGGATAGTTGATGCTAACCAACAATTAGCTAGATCACTAGAGCTAGGCAGTGACGCAGCCGTTAAGAAAGAACAAGCCATCAAAGAGTTAGAAAAGGCTTTAATTGCTGATGGTTTTGTTAAAGACTCCGAGTTATTTAAACAAAAAATACAAGAGTTAACGGATGAGCTTGATAAGAAGGCAAGTTTAAACCTTGCTAACTCTCTTGCTGAGATAGAGCAACGAACACAAGCCCTCACTATTGGCATGAAAGACGGTAAGCCTGCACTGGATGAATACAATGCCTCGTTACTGCTTATGCAAATGGGGATAAAAAAAGGTTCGGCTACCTACAATACCGAACTCCCGAAAGCGATAGAGGCAATACGCAATTTACGTGAAGCTCAAGAAGCCGCACTAAATAGCAAATCAAATGCTAACAAGTCGTTGAAAGCGATTAATAAGGCAAATGATGCCATTAAAAAACAACAGCAACAGACTGAGACGTTAAGAAAAGAATTTGAATTATTGAGTTCTGGCGCAGCTAACGTAAATAGAGAGATGGCTATTTTTAACGCTGTTCAAAGTCTGGGTGCTGATGCGACAGACAAGCAAAAGAAAGCTATTGCTAAAGAAGCCGCCGAAGTTTTTGACCTCAAACAAAAAGTCGATGACTTTATTAAGTCGCAAGAAATTACTCCAGAGTTAAAACTTGCAAGAGCATTTAGACAAGAATCTGAAGAGCTTAAACGCATGTTTGATAATGATTTCATTGATGAAGAAACGTTTAAGGCGTTAGGCAATAAAGCAATGAAGGCATTTGATGCTGGAATGGCTGAAATAAAAATAAACGCGGTTATTGACCCAATAACTGAAGCCAAAGGGCAATACGACCCGATACAAGCACTGGCTAACGAACACGCTAAGAAACTTGAGATGATCCGCCAATTCGAAACAGAAAAAGGCGCTATTACTCAGCGTGGCTTAGAGTTAATGAATGCCGCTAATACTCAATATGAGCAAGACCGGTTAAATGCTCAATGGGAGATATGGCGCAATCAGAGTCAAGCTAATCAATTCTTAGCTGATGGGTTGGACGCATTAGGACAGCGCTCTACTAACGTACTCACAGGGCTATTAACTCAAACACAATCCATTAACGATGCTTTCCGTAATGTCGCCTTAACCATCGTAGACCAAGCCGTTGGCGCTCTGGTCCAAATGGGTATGCAACAAGTTAAGAATATGATTATGGGTGAAAGTATGGCGACAGCCGCTCAAGCATCTGCATTGGCTCAGGCTGCGGCAGCACAAGCGGCATGGGCACCAGCGGCATTAAGCGCATCAATAGCCACATTAGGCGCAGCAGTAGCAACGGGAACATCATCATATACGGCGGCTATGGCAGCTAGTAAAACGATGGGGTTGGTTGCTGGTGCTCGTAAAAATGGTGGACCCGTAAATGCTGGCTCTATGTATCGAGTGGGTGAAGGTGGTAAGCCTGAGATATTCAAAGCATCGAACGGTAATCAGTATATGATACCGGGTGATAATGGTCGAGTTATTAGCAATCGACAAATGGGTAAAGGTGGTAATGGTGTTAGCATGGGTGATATGCATTTTACATTCCAAGTTCAAGCACCTAATGGCATCACTCAAAAGGAAGCACAACAAATACAGCAAATGGTGAGAGGTACGGTTTATGACGTACTTGGTAACGAAATGCGTAGCGGTGGTGCTTTGGAAAAAGTAAGAAGTTGGTAATTAAAAGCGTGGATAAAAACCATAATAGGGCAGATTTCTGCCCTTTATAGTATTGAAGGGTACATAATGATAAAGATAAAAGTATCTAAAAGGAAAGGTCGCAATCAATCATTTCTACAATATTGCCAGCATGTAGATCAACGAGTATCACGGGCTATGCAACGGTTTCTTTTCGATGCTGGAGCACAATCCGCAATTTATACGCCTATCGATACATCAACATTGATTAATAGTCAGTTTAGGGATGTTACTGTTAATGGTACAAAAATAACGGGACGTATTGGTTACTCCGCCAGCTATGCCGTTTATGTGCATGATCCGAAAGTTAAGCAGAAATTTAAACGACCAACAGCTAAAAAAGAGTTCTTGAAAAAAGCGGTCGAGGAAACGCTACCTAATTTAACTAAGTATATTCATGAAGAATTGAAGAGTTAGCCTTCATACTTTCGTGAACAGTACGCGCGTGGAAGGAAATATGCAAAAAACAACCAAAAAGAAACCAACCATTATTTTTATGATGTACCGACAATGCGCCTAATTGTGACGTGTGAACAATCCATCAACATTCACATAAGAGCCGATAGAGTAACAGGGGCAATCATGAGGAGTTTGTGAGGCAAGCAATCATTGAGAAGCTAAAAAAAGCAACAGCACAAATAGCTAAATCGCTATATGTATGTGTAAATAACTTGGTTATAGCTATATATATTGTGTTTACGTTAAAAAAATAGACAGGTAATTACAAGCTCATAATGATTAGCCCCTAGACAAGATAAATATATTCAGTATTATTTATCCCAACAGTGCCCCTCATAACCTCTACGTAGAACGGAGAAATCTGGTTTGCGATACGTTTGGGGCTTTCTTTTATCTACTATCTGATAATTTTCCATGCTGCTATGCACCCTCTAAAACCTCATCTAACGTATTTTGACCAAATAAAAAAGCTAGAAAAACGAGGAATGAGTTTTGAGGATCTACCTCCTGAGCAGGCGGTAAAGAAAATAATGAATATTGGATATTACAGGCTATCTGGGTATTGGTATCCATTCCGTAAGTTAAAGTTAATCCCACCAGTAGCACCCGATGAAGCCAGACGTGAAGAAACATTCCTTGAGGGTACAACCTTTACAACGGTATACGCACACTATTTATTTGATGTAAAACTAAGAAGTTCTATTTTTTATGGAATAGAACGAATTGAAACTTATCTTAAAGCAAAAATAGCTTACGAACTAGGTAAAGTATCCCCTACGGCATACAAAGATAAGAATATCATCCAATACAGACATCACTACCGACATGATACATGGCTAGAAAAGTTAGATTCTTTAATAGAGCGAAATAGTGATAAAGATTGTATACGATGGAATTTAGATAAGTATGGGGATATTCCTATATGGGCTATCGTTGATATTTGGGATTTCGGTACAATGTCTCGCTTCTACGGAATGCTTGAAGATAAATACAAACATCAAATTTGTAAATCGCTTGGCTTTCTAAAGCCTAACTCAGCAAATGTAAGAGATGGACTGAAAACAGCATTAGAGCACCTTAATACAGTTAGAAACAGGTGTGCCCACCATGCGCGTTTATGGAATACCGATTTTTCAGACTCAAAAATTAGCATCGAGGTGTTAGATAATATTGATTTAACAGCCTCGCGCTTGTCTCCAAAAAGCCCTGAACTATCAAGAATGGCAGGTATCATATTTTTAATATGGAGTCTGACCAAGAGAATAAGTTGTAATTCTACATGGCTAAGTTCAGTAAATGATCATTTAGAAAAACATCAGGGCGTTATTCCGTTTAATTCAATGGGATTCGATAATAACAATATCTCAGGATTAAAAAATCTATTGGATAAGGAAAAAGAACAATCAGCCCAATCATAAGCCAACCCAAATCAAATAAACTTTAATGATTTTCAGGCGCGCTAGCAATAAGTTTTCGGACACGTTAGAAAGGTTGTAAATAGAGGCTGATAGCGACAAATATAGACATTAAATCCTAACAAATCCTAACGTTTTTCTAATACCTAGATCCTAAGTTTTCTTAAGGTAAATTGCGCATTCAATGCTAAGATTTGCTAAGGCTTTACTATCCACTTAGTATTATGATTAGATAGCTGATAACTTCAGTATATGTTGGGAGTAGCTGTAATGATAAAACTAATTTGAGAATAGAAATGCTAATAAATAAATTAAAAAATAAAAATGAGTCACCAGAAGACATTATAGAGAATTTGATATATGCCTATCAAAACTCAAGAGAAACATATGTTGAAAACAAGAGAGTGTTTCGTGGGCGTAGTCATTCTGTCTCGGGTATTTTTGAAGATCTATTTGCTGATTATTTATCAAAAAATTTACCTGATAGTAATCAATATTTCGTAGACCAGCAGTTGTTTTCATCAGCAGCAAATATACGATTTTTCCCAGATATATTAATTATGAATGATAAAATAAATCGCGATATCATAGACTTAAAGCTTGATTTTGGATGGTCTAGAAATGATGTTTTTTCATTTTGTGATACGTGGAATAAAAAAATAGATAAGTTAAAAGGAACGAGTTTAACTTTCAATGATGGGATAACTAAAGAAAAAAAGAATGGTTTTTTTTCTGATAATTTAAAATATCATGTAGTAGTTTCGACAAAATTAAATAATGGAAGTAATTTTATTGAAATAAAAGATAAAGTGACAAAAAATTTGGAACATGTTGAGTTATATATACTCACTGATAAGGTACACCCGAATGATTACAATAGCACCGCCGAAGAACGGGTAAAAAATATACATATATGCATGAGTGAGTTTTCAAGGTTAATGAATAATTTATCATAATAATATAATTCTTTTAGTTCTTAACGGACAAAAATATAGTTTAAATTGTCCGTTATTATAGATAGCAAAATTCGGTGATAACAAATTTTATACGTTAAAATCAATAGCGGCTTTAGTCCTGCAAATAATTCAATTTATTTACTATATCCTTGTGGCGCCTCCATGCAGAATAGATATCTTTATCCCACGCTTTGCCTGCCTTAGTTTGATAGCCTGCCTCGTTAATCCGTGCAGCAATAATGCGCCCATTGGTTACACCCTCAGACAGTACAGAATTAACCACAGAAACAACAGCAGACTCATTATAGGTATACGGTGGGATATCTGCCTTACCAGCAATTAAAGATGCGACAGACGATTCTAGGCGTTCCACCAGCGACAGTATGCGAGCGTCAGGATTGCTGTCTGGACGGTTTAACTTCTCTTTGATAGCGGAGACTATCCATGCTGTTTTATCGCTACCAGAGTTCGATATAGCCTCATTAAACAGGGTTTGTAGTTCAGCTGGGAGACGAAAGGCAATAAGATTAGATTTACTCATGATAATAGTCCGTTATTAACTCAGTGAGCGCTTATTATATCAGTGTATAACACTGTTATACAGATTAGAAAATGTATCATTGCTAGTAGATTTAACGAATAAGTCCATAACTTAAAGTTAAGGTAACTTACTGTAAAACAAGCAAAGCGTATTCTTGCGCCTTGTAACTGATTGAATACATAGCAAAGCTCAAAAATGAGTGCTGTACTGTGGTGATTATCGCCATAGTCGGAAAGGGTAACAGTTGAAATGCTATCCTTGGTATCAAAACCACAAATTAGTGATTTTAGCTAAAGTAGCTAAATATTAGCCAATACAGCTAACCACATAAACATAGTGGTACTATGATGATCCGTTGACTTTCAAACGTGAGGTATCCACTAAGGTATCCACCGAAAAGGCTATATTTTATTGGATACTTTACCCGCTAAATGTTGACAATTGTTAACATCAGAACCAGAAAAAACCAGACATGGGAACCTGACAAAACCTGACATGAGAACAAAGTAAATGTTGTTAATTGTTGTGGTCGAAAACTTGTCAAAACTTGTCATCACGCCAAAGAAATTTATAATCACCGTCCAAAATAAAATAGGTACGCAGTAGGTATGTGTTTAATTCTCGCATTTCGCTATAATCAAATAAAATCATGATGTTGTGTAAAAGTACGCAGAATGGTACGCAGCAAAATGATATTGCCCGCATCGGTAACTGTTTGATTATTCCAAGGCCGTCACTTTGGGCTCGTGCGGAAATAGCGTATTTCAATCTGCTAACGTGGTTGCCATTTTGACGGTTGCCACTTTGGTTGCCAGCAAAACGGCATATTTTACGCTAGTGGATTGATAACCTTTGATTGTCCCAATTCAGCACAATCAAGGTATGGCGGAAATGATCATCCCTTTGAGGTAAACCATGTTACAACGTGAAGCAATAGAAGCCGTTATGATGGAGTTAGCCCACCAGCAAGGGCAATCACTCAATGGACGCGATAGGTTAGCCATTAGGACAGGTGTAGCGCAGACAATACAGGCTAAAGAACGTCACAGACGAAGAATGACAGCACCTACCTACCAATGGACGAAGCCAGCACCAAAAAGATAA